TATTTCTCTCTATGACCATCTCGATATCGAACGTACTTTGGCATAGATTTTCCTCGGAAATCGTTATAGTCCCAAACTTCCTTACTGTTATCTTTTACACTTACACTACTTGGAACTATTAATCTTTCACATTTAACTCCATCAGGAGCGATAAATGGTTCGTCTCTTTTACTTATAGGTCGAAATTCTTCAAATATTTCATCTGTCTCAGGATGCTTAAACTGGTATAAAGCCATTATGATAAATCCAAAAAATCTAACCTATTAGTTTTCATAGATTTATTTATCGACACATTATCTGTTATTTGTTCACTATAGATCAAAATGAGCTTACGACCTTTTTCTAATGCAATTTCCTCGACAATATCAAATATTTCTTGTTCATGCTTCTTAAAAAGTCTTTTTAGTTTATCCGGAGTCAGCGTTGAAAGTTGTTCGCCAATAACTTGTGCGAAAATTTTACGAGTATTTATTGTTTGTATAAGATATGGTAGAAAATTATACCTGATAATTTCCTCGTCAGAATAGCCCTTTTTTTTAAGATATCCTACTGAATTTCCATAAGCAAACTCTTCTTCCAGGTTAATACTTATACCCATATATCCCATCGCATGATGAGCGTAATGAAGAAGCTCATGAACGATGATCTCATCTATCTCAAATTTACCTCGCACAGATTCAAACGGACCATTTTGTTTTGAGACAGTAATTTTATCAGTATCTTCACAGATAACTACGACTCTATGTGATACGTCATAGAAGCCAGCAACCCTATCGTATCCTATTTTTTTTAAATATGCTGCTGGACAAAAATAAAGAGATACTTCACTAGCCTTAACAGAGGGACAGCAGGAGATTACATAATCAAAAGATTTTGCATATTCTGGATAACAAATTTTTGAAGTGCCATGATAATTAGCAATACGATTCATATTATCGGCAGATATTTGAACAGCCTGCTCTTTTTGTTTCCTGTCTGTTCTTTTTATTTTAACAGCATCAGACCATGTTAATTTTTTTATCATTGAGTGAATCCCTCACACTCTATAACCATACCGGGATCCATACCTCGATCAATAACTCGCATGTTTACTGTAACACCGAATATCGCCACCCGTCTTTGTTGAATTGGATTAGTACAGTCTCTAGTTGCACAAAGATCACAAAGTGGGCGACCCAAACCTCTAGCCCCAACAGGCAACTTTGTTATAGGAATACTTTTACAACGATATTCCATAACTATTACTCATCGAAATCGTCAGGAAGCATATGTCCTTCATTTCCGTCCGTTGCTGGGTCAAAGTCATCCGGCAACAATGAACCCTCATTAGACGATGAATGTCCTCTTGGGATAGGTCTTCGATATGGAGATTCTTCTTTTACGTCTGGCAAAGACCTTTTTACAGGACGATTGGGAATTGGCATACTCTTGGCTGTCTCCGGCGTAATAACAATACCGACTTTATTCTGCTGAACCTGTTGCTCATTAGGGTCAATACGATGAGCTGTCTTAATCGGAGAAGACGGTCTTGCTGCTGACGGTCTTGCTGCTTGAACTGCTACTGGCACTATCACAGACGTTTGATTGGACGCTGGATCACTCGTCAAGCTTCCAACTGGTTCAGTTTCATCTATAGACCGCAAATCCTCATCAGACATTATTGTTGCTGTTGCAGGAGACGTAGTTACTGGTTGAGCGGTAATAGCATTAGGAGGAACTGGAATAGCAGCTTTTCTTTCAATCGAAGGAGGAGTAATCGCTGCTGTAGTAGATCGATTAATAATTGAAACTTTTCTTTCAGCAGCATCAAGGGATGGAGATGTCGGCATAAAAACACCTTTCTCCACCAGAAAATCAGAGACTTCTTTAAAAAACTCAGCCGGAAAACTAAACCACTCCTCGCCATCTGAGCTACACGATATAGTATCACCAAATTCCTCGGTTTGACCAAATTGTACCATAATCTTAATTTCTGTATCCCTATCCTCATCTTCATGAGAATATGTGAAATTCAAACTGATTTTGGCATCTTCTCTCTCAATTGACATTATCTGTTCTCCGCATTTTCTTACGCAGGTGATATCTCACCGTCTCTTGATTTTTTTGCTTCTGTTGGTTATTTATCGTCACAAATTTAGGTTCAACATCCGGTTCTATGAACTCTCCACACTTAGTGCAGACTCTACCATAGATATTAAGATATCCTTTTGAAGCATATCTACAGACTGGACATTCAGAAATATGATCCGGTTCATTAGCCAAAACCATCTTCTCCCTCTATCTCCATTTCTGGTAATCTACCATATCGCTTCTCTAGATATTCGCTTTCAACAAGTCCAGAAAGACGAAAATGCTGCCAAAAATTTATACTTGTCTCAGCTAAATCCTGCGTAACTTTAGGCATATGCCATCCTGATTTTGTAGCCCATTCAGCTAACACCTGTAAATCTGGATTGTAATAAACATCTTTCACAGACGGACTGTAATCAACAATAAAAATGTCCCGATTACTATATAGATCTAAGGTAATCCAACTAACTCCATACGGAGTCATAATATTTGCGTTTGTTTTAACAACCCATGGACCAAGAATAACGCCATCGTTACTCATAATCTCATAAATAACTTCAAAGAGACCCTCAGCCTCAATTACCGTGATATCATCAAACTCTATTTCGCATTCCATATCTATCACTTAAATATATCGGTTTCTATTACTCTTTTCCCCGCTTCTTTCTTCAACCTATTTCGTCTTACCATTAACGAGTCTCTATCTACAGCAAACATATCAGCGGAAGCCACTGACCTCAAACGATCTTTAGAATATTGCACAAAATCAAGATTATTATCAATCCCAACATATCTTCTACCTAGCTTCTTGGCTACAGCACAAGTTGTCCCGGAACCAGAAAACGGGTCCAAAACCAAATTCTCTCGATAGGTAAAAAGTTTAATTACTCGCTTAACAAGCTCTTCTGGAAAAGGAACAGGATGACCCCCAAGGTTTCTAGTTTCTGGAGAAATAAACCACATAGATGTTGTCCATTGTTGGAACTCTTCATCTGTAATATCTGCAAGATTAGAATCGCCCTCTAATTTAAATTGATCCTTACACCAAACTAAAACGTACTCATGCAAACGACGAATATTTGGGTTTGAAGGCAAACAATAAGAATTACCCGACCATGCCATTTTACCATTTCGCTCTACCAACAGAGCATGATTAGGAACTTCAGCACAATAAATCATACCATCATAATCTATTTTATCAATGTACTCTTTTTCAATATAATAGTTTTTAGAAGACAAAATGTTTATCAACCATAACCTGTGGTTGCAATTTACAACCTTACCGTTTAACAAACGATTCTTTTGATTCTGCGTCGTCATAGACTTTTCAGATTTGCGAGATATGGAAACAAATAACCCACATTCATAAAAAAGCGGGACTATTCCATCAACAAATGCCCTGGATGCTATTGCGAGATATCCATTGCACTTGTCACTCTTATGTCCATCTCCAATGAATAACCAATCTATAAAAATCCTTTTCTGGCGAGGAGACAAATCGTATATGAAAGATGGCACCTGTCTATTAATCTTATCTCCAAATTGATAGAGGAATGCTGCAAGCCGTTTATTGCAAACATACCATTCTGTCTTGCTCGCTTTGTAACGAAAAAACCAAGGAAGTCGGTCTAAAAGCGATTTAACTTCAGAAAGAAACTTTGGTTTAGATTGATAAATCGATACCTTATAATATCCTCTATCTTTACTGTAATCTACATTACCGTCTGTAAACCAAATACCCAGAAACCTCAACCAATCATCCATTAAAACACTAAATGATTCATTTTCGATATATGCCGGATTTGTTCTCTTCCCATAAGAGCAAGTTGGTATCTCAAATTTTTCCACATCCTCGTTGGTGAATTTTAATCCATTATGGTGCTTAGGCATTCGAAAAGATTTAGGACAATTTTGCATCTCTCTCAATTTTAGTCGTTGCCGATAGTCTTCAACAATCATGTTATGATTAGGAGTCACCAACAAATCGGTTGTCTTGTTCTTCAGCCTATACATCGCCCCCTTGTACGGACGTTTAACCAATCCAAGGGGTTTTTGATATTCAACATCCCTTGTTGAGAGATTAAGAGTCAAAAAATAATCATCTTCGGTAACATCTATCCATCTCTTAATGCCTGATTTAGTCACAACTCTCGTTTGTTCATCAAAACACCCCCAAGCAGTTTTACGTCCCGCTACATTCTGCTTATACCACATAATCTCTGTCTTAAACAACAATCCACCAATATCTTTCATCATATTAATCAGATCAGCATAAATAGGACGCAGATATTCTTGCTCTCTATCCTCTTGACGATTGGTGGGAGCGTCAATATTGATAATAAGGCGTCCTCCTGGCTTAAGTACTCGCTTACACTCAATCCAGACTCCCCTAAGCCAGTTCAAATAGTCAGCATAAGGCATATCGTCGTCATGATTACCTCCATATGATATACGAACATTATAAGGCGGGCTACTGAAAACTAGTGAAACGGATTCATCAGGAATCTGTTTCAATCCTTCGATAACATCTGCGTGAATAATTTTATTTTCATAGTCATTCATATTTGTATTTCCGATTTTTAATCTTTTGTAATAGTATATCCATCTCGTTTGAGGATATTGATAGTATATCCATCTCGTTTGAGGATATTGATAGTATATCCATCTCGTTTGAGGATATTGATGGCATGCTCTTTTTCTCGCTGTTTACGTTTTTTTGTTTTTTCCCTTGATTCTCGACATTTATCTTTATGTAATTCTATAATAGATTGAATTCTTTTTTCAATTTCTTCTTTTGTCTCTTTACGAGATGCTACAATTGTTAGTGTTTCTTTATCTTCAGGACAAAATCCACCCTCAACCCAAATATTAAACTCGTCAAAACCTTTCTTCTCTCCTATTTCTTTAAATTTTTTAAGGCGTTCAATTAGCAAATCAATTGACTGTTTGTCTCCGCCAATGAATTCTTCAATGTTCCCGCAAAAAATATTATCCGATATATTTTTAGGTTCTATTTCATGATCTTTAATATATTTTGGAATATCTATTCTTTTAGAAATTGTTTTTGTCATTTTTATCTCCGAAAATATCTACTACCGAGCTAATTCTATCTTTAGCGATTTTTATATATTTCTTACTTGTTTCATATCCAATAAAATTCCTGCCTGCCTTCTTAGCCGCAAGTGCTGTTGAGCCGCTGCCCAAAAATGGCTCTAATATAACATCTCCGTAAAATGAAAACATCCTAATTAAACGATATGGAATTTCTACAGGGAACGGAGCAGGATGCCCTATTCTTTTTGATGATTCTGGCGATATCGTCCAAAGATCAAGTGTCCATTTTGACCATTCATCTTTAGTTAGTAAGCTTTTTGTTTCAATATCTTTTGTTATCTTTCTTTTGTATTTGCCTCTATGCTTCCTACATAAAATAATATGTTCAGTCAAACCACTAACTAACAGTAAACCGGGTCTAGGGTAAGAACCAAATAGACGCTGGGTAGCAGTCCCTTGTCCCTTATACCAAACTATACTTTTCTCATAAAACAATCCAGCTGATTGTAACATTTTAATAGAATCAGAAGCCAAAGCCTCAGAATATCGTTCTCCAGCAGAAAGTCTAGGAGGGAACGGAATACTGTCCTGCACATTCCAGCAAACCCATCCACCTGGTCGCAAAACTCTATAACATTCTAGTATCACCCCGTCTATCCACCAAAGATAATCATCATATGTATCCCACTGAGAATACTCTTTAAGATTAAAATACGGAGGGCTAGTGACAATAAGATCAATTGATCCATCATCTAAATCACTCATATCCTCACAGGATTTATTATATATATGATTAAGTTTCATTGGTCTTTTTTTGTACTTTGTAAGATTTTCAACTTACGATTAGAAAGCAAATCAGCCATCTTTTTTTTTGCTGCTTTAAGTTCGCTAACATTCATTTCGTGAATTCTTTTATCAACCTTTTGCATCGCTTGATCTACAAAAGCAACTTCTGCTGGATCTCGATTAACATCATTTAAATACTTCCGTACCATCCTACTAAATTGCCATACAATTTTACCGACAGAACCAGACTCATCAGGAACAGAGAATAACCCATTTGCTATCACTTCTGCTGCGGATATATTTCCTATATCTACACCTCCGGAAAGCCCTTCTAAAGTTTCCCCGAAATTTTTCTTCTCTATTTTCTGTTTAAGATGTATGATATTACCGTGAATTTTACATCCGAAACAATAAAAATTTTGATATTCACCTGTAGGTGTATATACATAGAAAGACGGATTACTATCTTTATGGACTGGACAAAGATAAGATATCTTATCTCCATGATGATGTACGGGATCGATCCCAAGCATTGCCAGATAATCGGTAATCTTGTGCGTTTTCAGAATATATTCGATAATCAATCGCTGCGACATTTTACTTTTTCTTTTTCTGAGAAGTAGGTTTATCTATCGCTACTCCCTGCTTACCATCAGCACATCTGTGAAATCGATCATCACTTAATTCGTATTCCTGTAAATAGTGAACTCCACATGGCTGTCCTTGCCAATGATCCAAATCTCTATCTATAGGAGTACTGCAATGAGAACAAATTTTACTATTTCTTTCCACTGAATATTTCCTTATCAAAATCATCTTCTGGAACAACATCAATTCCATCTTCCATCAGATTTTCTGGCTCGGACTCATCAAATTCAAAATCAAGCTCATCAGTAATCGTATTATTTACTTTATCAAGGATGTCTCCGGTATCATCTGACTCATATTGCGGTTTAGCACTGGTAATAAGACCAATTGCCGGATTGACATACAAAGTAGCTGATGATTCACCATTCAAAAATACAGTTGGACCCCAACGAGATTTGACGGCCGTAATATTCAATCGCTCATTAGGCTGATTCTCATCTTTCATCTGAAAGAAAATATTATCTGCAATAGAGCTGTACTCGTGTGACCCTCGAACGTCTTCAGAGAAAAATTGAATATTTTCACCGCCTGCTTTACGATGCCTTTTAAGTGCTTCTCTTCCGACTTGAGCTCCTGAAATAACAGCAAAGCTCATAGCGTGTCCATAATGCTGTAAAGCATAGAGAATCTCACCAATTTCAAGATCATTACGGTCACTGCGTGATTTGTCAGGCTCTAGATTCGCAATGTAATCCACAACCACCAAATCAGGATTAAATATCTCCAAATGTTTTTCAATTTCTCTCTGTAAAACGGATACTTTAGCTCGTTCCGAAATACAGTCCATCAAGAATAAACTACCTTCCTTTTGATCCCATGAATCAATTTCTTTTTTTATCTTTCCCTTAATTATTTCTCGTGCTTTTGCTTTTTCTTCTTCAGGATTACCTAAACCAATTCTAGACGGACGGATCAAATGCTCAAAAAGAACTTTTGTTTCACGAGATAAAATCTTGCACATTACAAGCTTTTGCGGCATTTCTAAAGGTATGTAAAGAACATTTTTATGCTGGACTTTCCATATATTCAACGCACAATTCATCATCATAGTAGAATTATGCGTTACTATATTGTTTGCAACAAAATTATGATCACCAGGCATTGATAAATCATAAGTTTGCTGTAATCCAATAGGTTCGATAGAAACAACTCTATCCCAGTAAACATCACTATTAGCAATTGTTAATAACTCTGCATCGTCATCTAGATAATGAGATATTTTTCTCAAACAGTCTCGGCTCATAGACTTTTTAAGACTCCCGCAATGTCCTAAATCTTTTTTCCAGTTAGAATGTACGTCTTTTCTATAAAAACGACGACAACCAGTTCTAGATTTACCATATTCCTTAAACTTACGATCAATAATATTCCAAACAGCAGATGGAATAATATCTCTATTAGGATTGTTAATAATTTCTTCGAGATACGACAAATGCTTTAATGCTAATTTTTGCTTTTTGCCAATAAATCCGATTTCTTTGATGAATTTAATAATTTGAGTAGCATCACTAATCTCAACACGCCATGACGGACCTTCCACCTGTCTATCTCCGTTAGTACCTTTATAGTAAGAATTATATTCAAATATTGATGCGATAATTCCAAATCTTAATAACAAATCTCTAACATCTTTAGCTAATTGATTCGATGAAGTACAATACATTATTTTGTATTTACGTTTACCCTCACCTTTTCTTTTCCCAATCTTATATTGATGTTTTTTGCTGATTTCAACCAAAAATCGTCCATCACAACTGAACATTGCATGCAGCATTATAGATATAGATTGATTATTCCATCTAAAAACAGATGAATGGACGGTTTTATTAACAGATTTGCATCCCCTCAGACCGTAATTATCAACAATTGCGTAAAGATCTCGTACTTCATATTGCCCCTTGATCCTTACTTTATTTTTGTGTTTACAGATCATACTGCCACCGAGATCAATACACGATCTTCGCATATTCCATACGATATCAGCATCATAATTAGTAAAACGACAACCACTAACAGTAGAACCTTCTGCTATTAATAGCCCCAAAAACAATGCTTCTGAGTGAGATGCTTGAACATCTCCCATTTCCGTTCGTCTCGTAATAGCTAAATAATCTCCGGCAGAAATCGCACTAACTCTCTGATATCCATCAAACAAGCGATGTCGATGTTCAGCCGTTGCAACAATCTCATGTCCTAAACTAGTAGTAATACGATAGCAGTACTTAACACCAGAATCAAAAGATGCGGAGACTGGCTGTGTAATAATTTTTCCAGTCGATTCGTTCAATTGCTGTAAAAATACAGTCTGTCCAGCAGAAACTCTCTTGTGAATTTCTTCTAGATCGATACGCTCCCCACCGACTATTTGATGTAAATTCTTGTACCATCCACACTTGAATCCTCCGGTATCGCCGCAAAACAAAGTAATACTGCCTGCCTCAAACCCAGCGCTAAGAATATGGTCTATCTCTTTAATACCCGAAACAATAACCGCTTCTTCTGATTTGTTCGGATTATCCAAATCATCAGCTATTTCTTCGTAAACTGTTTTGGAAATTTCTCGTATATCAGCATAAACAATTTTACGGTTAGATACTGACTCAGAAACTAATCCATCTAGTTTCTCTTTTAGTTTACGAGCAGCAATAATACTACTTTTATGTTTAGCGTCTTTCTCGTATTCAAACATGAACTCCATCGTCTGAGACTTCACGTGATTCTCAATGATTTTATTCATCAATGATGGAAAATCGTCTCTATCATTGGCATCAGAAGCAATTTCATCAAAAAGATTAAGATGAGCTTGCCTTTCTATATTGGTAACAACTTTTTTCAGATAATCATCAAATGAACTTTCGGTAAGATGGAATCCTTTTTGAGCAGCATACACCATTGATCTAAGAAAATGGCGATGATCTTCTTCGAAAAAATTAACATCCATCCCACTATCTAGATAGTCGTCAATAAGTTCTTGATTTTTAAGTAACAGATTCATGAACTTACGTTCATTCTGAATCTTTTGCTCTTTATAATTATCTGTTACATTCATTTTGATTAAATTCTAGCCTGAGACAAACAAATCTTGACCGTCTTACGGTCATTCAATATCTTACTGATACCAATTCCAAATGCATCATTCATACTAAGTTTCCATTGAGTATCATCGATGTTAACCTTAAACGTCAAAATGGTTGGTTTATTATTCCGGTGTCGGTCCAAAAAAAACGGGTCCGTATGCGATTTTATAAATTTGCCTCCCTTAGTATCCACTACTACGTTCTCTTCTGGAATTATATCATCGACAACAAGCCAATCACACATTCTACAGTACTGCCCTGCATTGTCATCTGATATCAATAACTGTTTAAGATTCTGATAGTTGACCCATGCATATGAATGATTGAAATTTTCAATCCGTTCATTATGCACCCTACGCTTAATAGCTTCCTTCATGACTATAGAAGCAATCAATGTTTTTCCGTGCTGGCTAAACCTGCGACGTTCAATGTCCATATTTGATGCATAAACTGCTATATTGCGACCCTCCACATATCTTTGATCCATTATGGATAAATTATCCAAATCAATATCCATATTGGCAACAATAGAATCAAGAGTAACCGAAGGCTTCCAGCAATATTCCAAAAGCTGTTGTTTTGCTTTCAATATTATTTTTGCATCAACAAGAATCTCTCCATCTTGTCCTCTGCCATTAAGATCGTGAATAGTCAAAGATAGCGTATCATGAGGGATTACAGTACGAAGATACGCTGTAAGTTCTGCTGCCAGCTGACAATGACATGGAGATTTGTCACATGAAGAGGGATCATTTAGTCCACAATATTTTTGTGCGAATTTCTTTGTCCAAGCTCTTTTAAGTGGTTCTATCTTATACATCGAGATCTATCTTACCTGATCCCTTTACTTTCTTTTCTGGAGATCGATTAGCTAGTCTGCAATTACTCTGTGCCCACTCCCTGATTTTCTCAAAATAATCAGATCGAATCGTCGAAAGCGGCTTAAAGCTTTTTAGTGCAGATATAATATCACTTTGCTCAATATCCTTTTTGCCCCTACTATCTTGATACACCATTGATATTGCTTCGTCAATAGATTTTTCAATCTCAGCACCGCTATAACCCTCAGATTCAGATGCAAGCTCAGGAAGGTTAAAATTTTCTGGTTCTCTTTTAGCTCTTTTAATTAACACACGGAAAATATCAACTCGCTCTGGTGGCGTAGGTAAATCTATAAAAAACACCTCATCAAAACGGCCTGCCCTCATAAATTCTGGAGGAATGCGTTCATAGTCATTTGCCGTACAAACAACAAAAACTGGTTTTTCTTTCTCTTGCATCCAAGTCAAAATAGTTTGAATAACACGAGAAGTCGTACCTCCATCTGTAGAGCCGCTGGAGCTTCCCCCAGACAATCCTTTTTCAACTTCGTCCATCCATAAACAACAAGGGGAAATAGCCTCTGCGAGCTTCAGTGCGTCTCTAGTTGTCCCCTCAGATTCTCCAACTAAAGACCCGAATAATGCGCCAAAATCCATACGAAGCAATGGCATCTCAAATAAGCTAGCACAAGCTTTAGCGGACAAGCTTTTGCCGCTTCCTGGAGTCCCGATCATTAGCACTCCCTTTGGCTGTTTGAGTCCAAATTTCTGAGCCTCAGAACTAAATGCCAGTTTACGACGCACAAACCACTCTCGCATCGTATCAAGACCTCCAACATCATCCATAGTCACATGAGAATCAAAATACTCTAGAATCCCTTTTTTGCGAATGATCTGTTTCTTTTCTTTCAAAATGGTCGGTATATCAAAAGTCTTATGACGGACAATAGATTTGGAGTACGCACTCTGCGCATCCATAAGAGTTAATCCGGATGCAGCTTTTATTAATTCTTCTTCCCTAGCTTTTGTTTTCTTTCTTAAAGTAGGCAATTTGCTGGATACAGCATCAACTATATTGTAAAGAGTATTAGCTATTTCTATTTCATTCGGAAGAGGAAAATCTAAAACAGCAAAAAGGTCTTCAAGTGTCGGTGTTGCTTTATAGAAAGGTCCGGTCACAATAACCTGAGTCATGGATTCCGTTTGCGTAATCTTTTTAATTCTTCTTTCAGTATCAGGCGCAGCTCCATCTATAAATCTATGGAAATCCAACAATACATAAATAGAGCCATTAATGCCTGCGTTTCGAAGATTTTGATTATATTCTTCGTTCTCAGATTCCTCAATAATTTTATCCAAAACAACATCGGGATCCTTAATATCTTCTGTAACGGCATTAACGACATTTCCGCTGCCTATGTCGCATAGACCATCTACGCAATTCCATATGTATATGCGATAACCCTTAGACCGTGAAAGATATTGAAGATAACGAATAAGTCGCTGTTCTTCATTGTTTACAATATATATAAGTGGATATCGACTTTTTAGAAGAGCTGTAAAATCTTGTGTAAACTCCTCAGTCCCCATTTTGGACAGCAGCTTTGCGCACTCTTCGGCGGTTAATTCGTCGATCACCATATCTGTCTCCAAATTGCAATGTTAAGCAACGCAATTTAACAGATTTATCTTCACAATGTATTTATTGCGGTTTTAGAATTGTTGAAATCCGCCTTCCGCTAACACTAATATCATCCCAAGTAGCAACATCCGAAAATAGGGAAATATTATTCTCAACTTGTTGCTTTGCTTTTTCTATAAATCTTCGCTCGGAACCTTTTAGGTCCATAGTATATTTAACCGGATGGCGTTTAATTAGAAAATCAGATATACGTTTGTGTTTAATATTCAAATCATGCTCTGCTGTATGAAGATGAACACGAATCTCCTTCAAAGAAGTGTCCTGTCTAACTTGCTTACGATGTTGTTTTTTCTTTATCTCGTATTTATATTTGCCGAGATCAATAATTTTACATACTGGCGGAGTTCCATTATTCGATGGAGAAACTTGAACTAGATCAAGATCGAACTCTCCTGCTTTAGATATCGCAGCAAGACGATTGAACTCGCCAAGGTTGTCTCCTTCTGGTGAAATAACTAATACGGTTGATGCTCGAATAGCGTCATTTGCAACGATACTACTGTCTGTACTCATGCTTATTTACTTAGCTCCTAAAAATGAAAATGCCTTGAATATAGAATCAAGATTTTCTGTTTTTGATCCCTTTAACTCTTTCTCACTAACAATGTGCAAAAAAGATTCTATATCTTGAAAATAAAAATTACTTGGCAATGGCCAGTATTTGACCGTTCTACTTACTACTCTAGTTCGATGTTGTTCATTCTTCATCATATCCATTGCTTTATTTACTAGAATGACAGATTTTTCCTGATCCATTTTTTTCTGTACCATTAGAAAATTAACAGACAACATCAACCCATATTCCATCAACAACGACGGAACACCCAACAAATAGGTCTGATCCATATTGTGTTTAGAAAATACAGAAAGTGAGCTTTTCTTAGGATGCTCTGTTATTGTTGTTGTTGTCATTTTAGAAATAGCTTTTGCATGATCGTGAACACTGGAGAACTGAGTAATAATAGCTTTTCTTCGAAACTCATTAAAATATAATTCTCCCTTCATCAGATATACACGATCAGCATAATTTGTCCAGAAAAAATCGATATAGTTCTTCATTAAAACATTATCGCAGAACCCAAATTGTTTAATCAAATCATCTTTTAGTCTTTGTAAGACAAGAACATTACCAATGGTTAAATGTTTCCCTTGTCCAAATTGTTTCACATATCTTCGCATAATATAACGGAAAAATCCATTCAAGCTCCATTCGCTTATATTTTCTGATAAAGGCTTGAGGGATTGTCGCTTCTTCTGATTTAGATCTCCCCATTTTACTTTATTCGCACTATCTTCGCCAGTTATTTCAACCCCTGAATTATTATGTTCCCTTTCAATCTGAGCCGCAGAAACACTCTTTTTGTGCTTTTTTGTAAATTGAACAGTTGAACCGTCTTTCTTTATAGTTGGAATTAAAGCCTGTCTAATGAGATGTTCACTTTTCATATTTTTCCTATCTGGCAACAATAAGATATTCAGTTGCACCCGTATCTTCTTCTTGATCTCGATAGTTGTATTTGTAATTGACTGATTCAACGACAACATCCTTTCTGTATCCCCCAATTATTTCTTTGATTTTATCTATGTCCGCCCAGCTACTATCGTTATAACTAAAAAGTAAATTAGGAAAATTATCCAGACAAATCAAGATATCTTCAAAATGCTCAGCATACCCTTTGGTTTTTATAAATTTTTGAGACTTAGACATCATTGAATAGTCGCCGCATATCCAATAATCTTCACAAAATTCATACATTTTACCGTAATCACTTTGATCTCCCCCGTAAGGAGGATCAATATAAACTAAATCTCGTTCGCCAAGTTTAGGATGATTCATTGTTAATAAATTAATTGCGTCAAGACGAGTAGCATGACAAAGTGGTCCATTTTTCATACGAAAATCAGGATATGTAATTTTCGTGAATTTCATTTCTTGCCCACCATTTCTAGCGTGAGCAATTCTATGATTCACTTTAGCAAGAACCTGTCCATTATTAAGTCGTCCACCAACAAAACATCTCTCTAGAATATAAAACAACATACCAGTAAGAAGCAAAGCATTCATATATGTACCTTCTACAGAGCCGTGAGGCATTTGATTGATAATATTATCAACATTGGCTCTATAATTGGCAATGCGATTTATCTCATTTGAAGTAAAACGATCACCGTATTTGGTCTCCAGAATCTTAAACATCGGGTAAGATTGATCTACTTCGTTTTCTAAAAGAAACTGCCGCTGTTTCTCTGAAGGAAAAAGTGAATTATTTTCAACCAAAGATAATCCTATCCCCCAACACCAATTCATTATGTCATTGCAAAAAACAGAACTGCCTAGTCTTTTAAAGCCTAATGAAACAGAACAACTTCCAGCAAAAAGATCGAGCACACTAGAGTACGGTACTTTATGTATATCCAAAATCTCGATAATCTTAACAAACAGCTTACGTTTATTCCCGATATAAGGATTCGCAATCGAAGCAAGTTTCTGTTGTACAGCACCAGCTCGACCAAGAATCATATCGGTTGATTTTAAAGTACCGAAATCAATATGATTAGATTGAATTGGCTTCATTTAGGTTGATCTATTTCCATATATTTAATCGCAAAACGAGGCTCTGTCTGATAAATCTTTTTACGACGATTACTGTGCTTTAACATAAATTTGCAACGATCTTCAAAGTCAATAATAGTCGCAGACTGTTTTCCGGGATACGGACGTAAACATCTACCAATACGCTGCAAAGCACGAGTCGCACTTTTCCCTGAACCGGCAAGTATAAGCGTATCAAGTGGTTTGCAGTCAATTCCTTCATCAAAAATCGAGTTATGACACAAAACACATCCAACTCCAGCAACAAAATTATGGGAATTTTCTACGGTGATATCATAAACATAATCATCTAAAATATCTGTATCTTCAACAACGCTTTGTATTCGTTCAAATGTAGAACTGCCTATTTTATCTAACAAACGAGTTGGATGTAACTTGTCTATAGAATCTCCAATACATATTTGATATCTTTTTTTAGTGCGACCATGAGCGTGCTGATATGTAATATAATATTTTTTACCCATCATTTTCAATAACATTACTATACCGCTAACCATCTCTCGACTAGAACTAGATATAATCAACGCACTAAAAATATCAGACTTTTTTTTGCCTGGTCTATAATCTAATCTTTTGCTCCCATCTCCCAAATACACTCCCCATAAATAAGCCTCTTGAATTTCTCTACTAGAATTAAAAACATAATCAGGGACTCTTTTCTCTCTGTCTAAATTAATATGTCCCATTGACTGAAATAATAAATACATCAACTTACTGTTAAACTTGATCTGTTTATCGTTTTCAATTAAATGAAAATTACCAATAGAACCATAAAAAGCAGATTTAAATATCTGACGTATGTTTTTCTTATCAATATCATGCTTTCCCTCAGATGAGTCAACATTATGTAATAGCCCAGTGAAAATCCAATCGAATCTTGATCGACACGTCTTGCATGACGCTTCATTTATATGTCCTTCAGAACACATTAACCCCGATAAAATTGCCAAATCACGTGTCACCGGCAACCGTATTGGCAGAAAAAACCCTTTTCTACTACGCCTTATAAAAATCCTTGCTTCAAAAAAATCAAATATTGTTTTGCAATTTTTAAGATCAACTAATTTAGCTCGCATTTTTCCTTTTTCGTAAGAAAAATGATCTATAAGCTGTTTAATTGCTATTTTATAGTCATTCCCTTTGTCTTTAATGTATCTATCCGCAGCAAGACGTGAATTTTTGCATACATGATTACCAGTCCAGTATTTATTCCACGTACGCAACTTTCTCATTATAGGTTGAGTAAGGCCAAGTAATTCGACCTCTATAGACCGATCATCTAACGAAGATAACAAATCAACAAGATCAATTGAATCAATTAGTGTAGACGAACTTATAGACTCATTAAAAACAGGACAACTAGCTAAACCTCCTACCGTTGGTTTAACTTGATCCTTGTTGTAATCAACAAGCGAATGATTTTCAGTGACCAAAACTTCTTCATTATAATCTGTTAGTACTCTTTTTACAGTATTCATCCGCTTATGTTTATGTAATCCTGTAATTTTTTGCCAGATAGCAGATTTACCGTCCAAAGAACATAATGCTTCCACGTAACCTTCTGACACTATTGTATGCAGGTTTTCTACCAGATGCCCAATTTGTATCAAACGAACAAACCCTTTAATCCTAACAGGAATGACTTCGCAGAACGGCAAAGAGGTTGCGATTGTTACTGGAGCCTTTTTTTCTCTCATCAACTGCAAATGCTCTTGCCTTTTCTTCCCAGAAACACTTCCATGCAAAAATACGCTACCAGGAATCAAAGACTCTAATAGATTACCATGATTAATAAGACGACAAAGAACAAGAACTGTTTTCCCGTTCTGTTTCATTACCTGAGCAAGATTGGCAATCCAATAATTTCGAAGATCATTTTCCGCAATTGCTGTCTGATAAACTTCTGGATAACTAGTTAATTTAATCCCTCGCATATTTCCTACAGGAATAAAAAATATCTCAGGAGGCACCAAAAATCCTCTATCGATCAGAAATGATGCATTAATATCCGCAATAATTTTACCAAAACACGCATCAATCAAAATATCGTCATTCATATCTCGCCATGGAGTTGCAGAAATCCCATAACGATAACGACATTCTTCAGATGCATCAGCAATAATCTGACATGTATCTGCTGCCCAATGCTGTACTTCGTCACAAATTATGCCCTTAGAAGAACGAATCAAATCTCTGATATCCTGTTTGATATCATCAATGTCCGTATCATCGTCTTGATCTTCTTCGTCAACTTTTTTATATTTTGTTCCTAAAACTCTAACCGCCGTTTGAATAGTCATTACAGAGATTGGTTTAATATTTTTATGCCCACCTCCTATAATTCCTACCTCAATTGGTAATCCATTTTGTCTTAAAAAAGATTCAAACTCATTCTTAGCTTGATATAATAAATCTTTTGAAGGTACATAAAATATAAAAGGAGACACACCAAGCTTAGCAATAATATGAGCAGAACAAGCGGTTTTTCCACTGCCGGTCGCCATGCGAATAATACCTCGCTCTTTTTTAACTGCGATATCGACAACCTTTTGCTGGTAATCTCTTAACTCGAACGTATCCGACATCGAAAAAGAGATTGTCTTTTTTACCGTAGAACGACTATCAACAATAGAATAAGAAATATTAAAGTTATCAAAAATCTCTCTCGCTTTCCATAATAATCCAGTAGGGAAATGAGTACCATCTTTTTTAATAAAACATTTACAATACTTTCTACTATAGCAAACACAAGAAATATGACCATCCCACTTTGGATGCTTAAACTGCATCCAACGTGCAGTTTCTGGTGTATATCCAATCGCTTTGCGAAGAGACTGATAAACCTGTTTATCGAGACGACCGTTTACGAAAGTCGAATTATGCGTTATTCGCAGCTGAATAGAATTTTGTTCAGGCATGCTTTTTATAATGGAGATTTTGGCATTTCATCGCCAAGCGACGGAGTTCGCAACCCTGTCTGATATACTATATTACCAGGGGAAATAGAATCAGGCATAGGAAGTCCTCGCTTTCTGGATTTCTTCTTTTTATCTCGATGCTTCTTATTCCGCCTCTTCATAGGATCATCAAATTCATCAAACATATGTCTAATGCCATCAGGATAACTATTCATATATCCTCGCGAAGTATTATCGTCAAACCCAACCGACTGGGCAATCTTACGACAATGTGGCGTTAACAAAATTCTCACTATATTTGAGCCTCGTCTGCCGGAATATCATCCTCTGCAATAATGGTATTAGATGGAATTATCAGCAATATTAATGCTTCTAGTTTATCTTTAACGCTTTGAAAGCGATTATGAGCATGATACCATCTTCCTTCTCGAAAAAGATTCATCGCTCCAGTCTGGCGAGCAAGTATTGTTTTCAATTCTTGCACCAGTTCGTCCTGCGTCATTATTGCTACTATCTGCTGATTCTGAGTCGTTGCTTCTTGATTCATAATAAGACCTCCTAGTTAATCATCGGATTTTAACATAAGAAGATTCACTACCAAACTCTGTTATTCGATAAAAGCGATTGTAGAGTTTTCTTCTCGGGAGTCTTGAAATCTTTCCATTTAATCCTTAATAGTGTTTCAAACGGTACGTGTTCGCCTCCCCTATCAGCTCTGGCTTTTTCAACTTCTTCCCAAAAATCTTCAAGATATTTGTGTAATCTTGCGTAAGTAGACCAATCTGCACCTCTTACTGGTTCTAGCATCCCTTCTATAAGACCTAAATACCACCAAAGATCATAAGTTCCCTGGTGCGAGAACACCTGGGCTTGCTTCTTCATCTTTACTAAACCACTTAAATCGGCAAAAGATGCTAATGAACCGACAAAACTATCAACATCTTTGCTATCAGGGAAAGCGAGTCTTCCTAACCCTGATATTTTTGACGCCATACCTGAGTCATAAAGCTGCCTAACTACTTCTGCTGGATTTAAATCATGAGCATGCATAGATGCAATACAAAGAAATGCATTACGAATCGGCAAATCTTCGATAGACATATTGACAAAAATAGCTCCATCTCCATCAATACTGTCCACTTCAGGTATAAACTTAGCCGGATCAAGAGTGCTAGATTTCATCGCAATCATACGGACATTTTGAAGAGGAACAGAAAACAAAGGACACACTAAATCTCTCATAAAAAGATACGGCAAAGGTTTCTGATATAGCTTCAATGCCACAGGTTCTTCAGGTTGTCCCTCCCCAAAAACTAAAGGAGAAAAACAAATACGACGAATCATAACAGCAGTACTTTTAATAATAGCTTCCTGATCCCCATTATCAATAATATGTCCGTATAACGTATTCATATTATTTATGTACTCAGAAAAAATTCTGAGATAAGTTTGTCCAATATGATCACACCCGCTAATACTAATTGCATCATCATTACAAAGACATACATCTTCATCAGTTACAGCGAAATCATAAAAATCACAATTCTTGAGATCGCAAACTTTGCGAATAAAAATCTCGGCAATCTTAAAATCACTGATTTTGTACATCTTTTTTACTCGTTTGCGGTGAAATTTTACGCTTAAATTTTCGCAAGTTACTATTAGAGTCAATAATTTGCTGGTGAGTCAGACCAATACTTATCATAAACTCTTCATGGTTCTTGCACTTATCTGTCATCTTTGAATAGGCATCAGCCTCATATTGTGTTATTTTCGAAGAAGATAAATTTTTACTCATTATTTTTTTTCTCGCCTTACGATCTCCAGCCTTAAAATTATTGGGCGGATTCTCTTTATCGATGTTATTAGAAAGATCGTCTAGTACCTCAAAGGCAAAATCCTCAAGTGACATTTCATCAGAATCTATTTCCGCTGAATAACGACACTTACTGCAAACATGCCGAAAAAACAATACCGTCTGTTTTTGCTTTTTACTATCAAATATCTTTTTGATACCAATTGATATCACCCCACCAGGATGCATTCTATAATTACAATTAGGACAAACAAGATGATGTAGCGCGGCTTCAAGCCACGTTGGTATTTGCTTCATAATTCACTCCTAAGCAGCGAGTATTTTGCTACTTACTATTCTATAAATCAAGTTTTTGACCTTCCGTTCCCTGTTTTTTCCTTTCCATTTTATTTCTGATAATATGGAGATGATCGGATGCGAATTTCCTCCATAAAATAGCAAACTGAAAAATCATCTCTCTTTTGTACTTTAAAGTGTTACCGGAAGGATTGTGACGATATTTAATTAACGGCTCTTGGATATTAGCGAATTTAAAACCAAGTTTTAACGCTCTAATCCATAAATTAAAATCCGGCACCAACCAAAAACGACGATCTAGGGTATATCCACCTAAAAAATTAAAAATTCTACGATTAAACATTGTTGTAGGGTCAATCATCGGATTAATCGTTTTATCAACTGTATCATGCACAATCTGCTCATGAGTTTCTGGCGGATAATCCATTATGTGTGTTTCGTTCCCTTCTGGATCAATCTGTATAGCATGTGATCCAACACAAAAAACACTATTACTCCCCTCTAGCAAATTGACCTGTTTTTCAAGACGAAAGGGCAAGCTAACATCGTCCCCATCATGAATAGCAATATAACGACCTTTTGCATAAGAAATACCCTGATTTCTTCTTGTTGGAATTTTTTTATTATTATCATTATCAATGAAAATAACTCGCTTATCTGAAGTATACGAGATACAGATATCACGAGTTCCATCGGTCGAGCCGTCATTAACAAGAATTAACTCAAAATCCCGAAACGATTGACTTATTATAGAATCTATTGACTCTTTAATAAACTTCTCACAATTGTAAACGGTAGTAACTACACTAACTAACGGTTGAGCCATGACTAAATATCTCGTGGTACTGCTTGCAGATATCGTACCAATTATGATTCTCCTCAATACAAACCCTACCATTAGAACCTAATCGCATTCTTCTATCTCTATCATTCAACAATGACTCTATTTCATCGCCAAACATTTTATGTGCTTGATCTGAATATTTTATATTACGATGAACATCGTAACGAGGATGTTGAACCACAACACCACCGGCAAGGTCTGTCGCATTACCAACAGGCATAGATATCCAAGGAGTATTAGCCGCCATAGACTCCATTAGAACCAATGGGGCAACTTCTTTCAAAGAAGGAAAAACAAAAATATCTGCTGCCTTGAATGCCGCAACAGTGGATTCTCTCCCTATGTCCTGCAAAAACTTATGCTTTATACGCCCTTGTGCAAGCTGCTGTCTTACCTGAGTGGCTAGCATTTTAGCCATAGGAATACTTACAGTCGTTGAAATCAAAACAAGATAAAAATCAGAAGTTACATACTGTAGAATATTAGATAAATGATCTTGCCCCTTACCCGGAAAAAAGTTAGAAACACAAAGCAATATCGGTTTATCTGGAATATCAAATCTCTTTCGAAAATCAATTTCACAGTCATCAAACTCTTTCAGATCAACACCATTAGGAATAACCTTAACTGGTATTTTTAATCTAGTACATTCTTTGTGGTCCAAATAATTATTAGAATGTGTTATTACAGTAAATCCATCATGCGTCCGTCGAAAAAATTTAGATAAGTTGGGATTACCTATCATTTGATTCATCCCGACAAGCGCTATAGACTTAGAGCACTTAATGGCATCTGGCTGCACGACCATTTTAGACCAAAATATAAAATAATCACTGTACACAAATAAGTGATCAAATCCACCTTTGTTGATACCGGACACAAAATCCTCATAGCGAGTAGGAATGCCTTCATATTTTACATTATTGTGGACATTTTTTTTACGGACATTCTTACCAAAACAAGTCACATCATAATCATAAGATTGTGTCAAACGCTCAGATATAGCTTGAAGAACAATCTCCGACCCACCAACATGCGAATACATAAAATTAGATGCTATTGCGAGTTTCATAAATATTTAACATTAAAGTCTACATTGTGATAAAATATTCGATTTTTTGACATTTTAATGAGACTTAACGCAGTCAAATACGTCTATATATCTTTGCTTTAAACGAGGAAGTCTTCTTTTTTTATACTTTTCCTTAAATCTGCTATAGCTTCGTAAAAATATTTCCCTTTTATTTGGACTTTTACCCAATGTTTGATGTGGCAAATGGTCTATCCTTGCACAAATGTTCCATCCTATCTGGAACCCAGCATCTTTTGTTCGTATATTGTAGTCCGGATCTTCAAACCAACTAGGATTAAACTGCTCATCAAACTTTCCAACCTTCTCAACAACCTCTCTACGAATCAACATACCTCCACAACCGACATAAGTGAATGTCTGTTTCAAACTAACATTTTTTCGTCTCGGCATAAATGACTCACTCATCTCCCACGCTTCAACACTCACCAATCCATATCCTGACTCAAGAACAGCAATATGTTGTTCAAGCCATCCTTCTCTAACAAATTGATCGTTATCTAGAAAACATAATAATTCAGAATCGGAATCCAGGAATAAATCAAATCCTTGATTCCTGCCACCTATTACTCCCTTATTCTCGTCGTTCTTAGTAACCAACACATTATCATGTTCAGCGTGCAAATCGTCCAGGAACTCACCGGTGCCATCTGTGGAGCCATTGTCAGTAATAGCGAGAACAGCCAAAGAAGAATCAGTATTCTTGTAAAATTTCTTAACGAATTTTTGAGTGACAGCAAGACCGTTATATGTCAAAACTGATAAAAAGACTCTATAGGTAGCGTTGGACCTTGGATATAGTTGCTGCATATTTTATCATCGGATCAAAACGACCTAGCTCTCCACAGTAGTTCCGAAACCAATTCGCAAAAATAAAATTGTGACCTTATGGAAGTATGGTAAAAATTGAGTTTACCTTATCAGTACAACATTACTTGAAACTGGATCATTAAAATCAATTCCGTCATACGGTGTCACTTCTGCTTTCCAAAACTCCCCTCGACTAGTTGATGACGAAGGCACAGATGTTTTTCCTCTAAGACTTTCAATTTCCAAAAATCCTGATGAAGAACTAAGCACAGACTTATACCATTTCACTACAGAAAGATTATCTTGGTTGAGATCTAAAGATATCTGAATGTCAGCGTCTTCGAACTGATATACCAAAGACAAATTCTGAGAAGCGGATGGAACAGAAGGGCTTATCACTGCTATTAAAACTTTTGGTTTAGCATTACCAATTAAAACAGAAGCACTAGATACTGTCTCTCCAATCGCTCCATCGGTTTGAGGAGTAACTTCAACTCGAATCTCATTGTTCATTTTCAAAGCTATTACGCCACCAATTTCTTCTCCAGACGTAATCTTATTCATCCCATCTTCATTAATTGTTCCATTCTTGAAAACTTCATCGTTAACATACCAAATTACAACTGAATTATTAGAGCCAGTATCAGCAACTATATTAAATTGCAAAACGGCTGAATCTGCTGCGGTAATAGTGTTTTTTAATTTAGAATTACGATCAAGCCCTCTAATAACAATTTGATCTATTAACGGATTATCTTCATAAACCGTCATAACTTCTGATTTAACCACATCACCAAACAGTTGACCGTCACTTGGCTCTACCGTAAAATACAATTGATCTCCTGCTTTCAAAATCGATTGACCGAGACGGCGAGCTGTCAATAAAACCGTTTCGTTCTCATCTAAAGCATCTGGATCAAACGAAAAAGCTCTAGTATAAAGAAGATCAGATCGATTATCTATATCATTCCAGATTAACAGACCATCTAAATAACTAATATATACATTGTTGATGTACCATTTAATCTTTGTCTCATCAGTATCTTCTTCGTCATTATTGGCGTCAATAAATTCATAGCTAGCTGTGATTTTGTCAAACAGGTGAAGTTCTGAAGGCGTGATAATCAGATTTTGAGCAATTGGCGCTATTTTCTCCGCTGGAGGCAATAGATTTACATTGGTATTGTACATATACCCTATCCCATCTATTTCAATAGACTGGTTAGGATTCATATTCAAAAATTTCACTCCAACACGCAAAGTATTTCCAAATTCAATCTGAGCGGTCATGCTGCCACTTGGAGGTTCACTAAAAACAATTAATCCTTTACGGGGAAACAATTGATACGAACTATCGAGAATAATATTATTATTGCTATCTAAAATCTTAATAATAGCACCAGGCTCCCATTTACCCTGAGCTACTCTATATGTAAGTCTATCTACTTTGACTAGAGGTTCAGGACCAACTATGGGTTCGTTATTAGATACACGAATAGGCAATAGCATTTTACCGTCTTTGCCCATAATTCGCTTGGACCCACTAAAAAAGTCTTGCCATTGATGAGAATTGGTTTGAGAAACTCCAGACTGAATAATATTGGTTGTCAAATTGTTTGAATTTACTGACACAACAACTTGCTGCGGAACCGTTAATGCCGTCTCCGTATTAAAAAACAGCTCAGTATCTTTTGGCTCACCATAGGATATGGTGATATGTGTTAGAGATGGAGATGAAGCGGTAGGCACTACCTCGTAAACTTCATCCGTAAAATTACTAAATCCAGTTAGCAATTCAATATGAAATTTCAAATAACGAGCTGTTATATCCGAAACATCCAATTCTACTTCTGGTTTCAGCTGATCCGTTCCATTGACAAAATTATAACCATCTTCGCTAAATTGAACTGACCAATTAGAATTTGTATTTGTTGGTAAATCGAAATAAGAACGAATAGTATCAAGTACTGAAGATTGCCCCAAGTCAATCACAAAATCAGCTGAACCGAATCCCATCGAGCCTGAAACTCGACCAATCATAATATTGACTATATCATCTTCAAATTCCGCAGAAAGCACTGTAATTGTTTGACCGCCTGTCTGGCTAGCGATATAATCGAGTGATTCCGTATCACTTCTATTTGCTTTAGCAGAAAGAGTAACAGGAGATACTATAGAATAGTTGCCTACAACAAGAGAAACTTTTCGTTCACCGTCAATAGACTGAATCGCTTCTAGAGCTTCATCTGCTGTCACTGCCGACATGTTGGACTCATTATCTGTATAAATATATATGTGTTTATAGATGTTATCTAAAGATTCATCAACCAACAGATCGGACGCATTAACCATCGCATCAAATAAAGCTGAAGCTCCAAATGGAATCGAATTGCGCAAAATATCTATCTGCTCAATAACATCTGCGGCAGACGTAGAATTATCATCTATAATATTATCAACCTGTGGTACCCAATCTATATCCACATAAGAATTAAATACAGGGCTACTAACTTGTCCTATAGCCGGAGGAACAAGATCAAATAGAAATCCCGAAATTCCATCTTCTAAAGCGGTTAAAGCTTTTGTTAAGGTGCCCGATCTGGATATATCGTCTCCTCTAGAATATCCTTTCCATGTATTTGTTCCATAAACCTTAACACATCTTATTCCGTCTCCTATTTCCGGAATAATTGAAAGGTCTGTTCCTCTTGAATTTTGTTCATCATCTAATGTTCCTCCGGCTCCTCCCGATATATCTGGAATATTATTTACGGTTTGACCAAAATAAGTATCATCTACAACGGTTAACTGCACAAAAATATCGTAAGGACGACGAACAACTCCACTTTTTATTAGTAATCCATGCTCTACTTTATCACTTATATTTATACCAATATCCTGCGAACTTAACCCAAGAACATCAGCGATATCCTTAAGAGATGCAAGCAAATCATCAGAACGAGAAAGTAACGTTACAATATCACTGCCACCACTAACAACTATTTCGTTCTGGGCAAATAATACGGGATAAATCAACGTATCATTGCGAAGTTTTTCAGCTGCCGTTTTATATTTTTCGTTTCCATCTATAAATTTCGATCCCGGTAATCCATTAATAGCTTTTCCTTTGTCATCCAACAAAACTAAATAGCCGCGAGCAACAACCGTCACATCGCTATCAGGTGGGTCTCCGTATTGATCTTTTAAGTTAAGTAGAACAGAAGCCGTTGCTTTACCGTCAAGACGAAACCAATTTCCATCTCCAAGTAAACTATCAGCCAATGAATCAGAGCTAGATAAAGAAGTTACCCCTATTTGTAAAAATCCTGCACTACGACCACTTTGATATCCTCCTACTATATAAATGTGATCCCCATAATCATCTGTATCTACAGCGACACCAACGGATGATCTTCCATGAGGAATAGAAGTCAAAACGGACTTATCCATTGGATCGGATGAAGTATCTATTTTTTCAAATGTTCGCCGAAATAGCGATCTGTCATTTCCTCCGCCAACGAAATATACATCGTCACTGAATTTTACTGTTGCAGCTCGGAAACGAGGTTCAGGTAAATCATAAAATTCACCATCAGAGACAGTCAATGCAAGAGTTGTAACATTAATACTGAATGCGTCTTTCAGTAAAATAGACTGCTGGCGAGCCATAGTTGAATCTGGCTGTTTATCAACAGGAGAAAACAATCCTCCAACAACGTATAGATTACTGTCAGAGCTACGAACAAATCCCTGCGGCGCAATTCTCTGATATGATGTCAAATCCTCATCGCTTAAAACACTAGAATAGAACCATGTATCGGTTCCTATATCATAATATAGAACACGATCATTATATTGAGACGGTCTCCCATTAGAGTCAATTTCTCGGACTCCGCACAAAACATATATCCTATCGTTGCCCCCAACATTTGCGTACTCAGCAACTCCAAAAGCAACTCCATAAGTAAATTCATCAACCTCTCCAACATCAATCGATGGCATATTTGTCAAAACATCCCATTCATCTGTTACAGGATCGTACCTCTCCAAAGCCCTAGATACATTTAGATCACTACTATCATTATCTATTTCAATGCCACCAATAACATATATCTTACTGTCAAAGACGACAGACACAGCAGAGAAGCGAGATGTAGGCATAATTTCTTTAGCCGACCAATCTCCGGTGAGAGGATCATATTCTTCATTAATAGAGCTAACTGTAGATCTAGATAATCCGCCGATGGCATATATCTTACCGTTAACTGCTTCAAAAATAACATCGCCTCTTGGATTCTGCATACTATCAAGATTAACCCAAGAATCGCTATCGATATCATACCTATCTAATTGACCACTGAAAATATCTTGTATCTCATCGCTTGGATCATCGGGGCTATAGCTTATCGTCAAACAGTCAGCCATTAACCTTTCAACATCACCAATTTTATTGTAGTTACTAGTAACTACAATTGTCTCCGTAAATTCCTCAACCGGAACAATAGGCTTTAAAGAAATAGTTGCATAACTACGAGCATTATTTGGATCAATAAGCTCTTCGATTCTGGTTTCCGTATAAATAACCTTATCTTCTGGTATAACAAAAAAACCATTTGAATCTGTCGTAAAAACAGAAAGAGGAGTACCGTCTGGTACCGGATTACCAGCAAAACTAACCTCAACTATTAGTTGATTAACAGACTCCCCGTCAAATACGACTGTATTTGACGGAACCCCATTTACTCGCCTATCAACAATTTTAACATTGAGAGGTTCTTTGGGGACAAGAATTGTTGGAGGCACACCGGATGCAATCCTTCCACCTCCATAAATACTATAGGTAGATTCGTCAATTAAAATCGTTGATGCCCCAGAAATAGATTCTTCATAAGGTTGCAGTTTGTCTCCTAAAATACCCAAACACTCACAAGGATTTAAAAAAGTAGCAGAAATCAAATCCTGAGCAGACAGAACAACTTGCACTGGAGGGTAATATTTATTAACCCGAAAATAAACAGGAGTACTATCCTGATCTTCCATAATCGAAACCTGAGCTGACCCAGTACCATTTACAGCAGGGTATATTTCTGCGTCCGGTCCTATTTGTAATGTAGTTTTTCCCGTATAGGGATCAACAACTTCAGTAACATCGCCCCAAATAGCTTCCCATCCTTCAGGAAAAAATATCCCAACAATTTGATTGGCAACTAATGGAATAACATCATTACCAAAGCTCAAAGCACAGCTACGAAAACAGCCAGAATATTTTGTAATCGAACTATTAGCGTCATGAGTAATAATTAGTTTCTCGTAATCTTCTCCGTCCGACCATAATTCATTTTTATACTTAGGAAACTCCATTAAAAAACGAGAACCAAACCTGTTTTTATGTCCCGGCGGCAACACTTCAAGTAACGCCTCATCAGTTGCAGTCAATCCGTCATAAACAATAGTAGATGAAATTTTATACTTCTCTCCTGATAGAACTGGCCCGGCTGGCGTTGCTATTATATGTATAATAGCACGAGTTGGACCGACAAAAATGTTACGAGAGCTTCCGCCACGAGCATAGGAAAATACTCCATTGGTGGCAGGAACATTATCTGTTGAATAGAACGGGATGTCATTACGCCCAAAATCGGATACAACTAACCGCCATCGAACAGTTGTTAGATCAGGAACGGTAGTCCTTTTTGTGATATCCTCTGGGAAATCAGGATTAATAATATAAATACTAGCGCGTTGCTCAGATATATCAACTCCATCGCCAACAGGAGCCTCAGCATCCAATTCTATCTGTAAAATATTTTGAAATACCAAATACATCTCTTGAGTTGAAACGTAGCCACCATATCTAGACTGCACTATCAAATACGCTGCTTGTGGCTGGTTTGGAGGAGATATAGGAATATCAACAAAAGAAATCTCTCTAGTTGATCCCGTTGGCTCTCCTTTCGAATCAAGAACGTCTATTGTTCCTCTTTGAATAGGAAAACTACGTTGAGGGGTAACAACAGTAGAGCTTAAGCCTAGTCTACTGGGTTTGTTTTTCTTCAAATCATCACATAAATTCATAGTCGCATCATAAATACGAGCAGAAACAGTAGATGCACTGTTTAATGGAAGGTCTTTCCACTTAACCTCTACTCTCGCATAAAATGGACTTGTTCCTCTGATGTAAGCCCCATCAAATATCTTTTTTTCTATTTTGATATCGTCATCGACAAAAGTTGTAAATGCAAAAATATCAGACTGAACTCGGCAAAGATGAGATATTATTTTTTCATCTCGATTTGTCAATTTCACAAACCAAGGATTTCTCAGTCTTATAGTTACAGATTTAGATAAAAACTCAAACAGATTTTTTGAGTATTTTCCGTTTTTTAATAATTCACTAGTTGTATCTGGAACAAATGCAAATACTTGAATTTCAAAATCAACAAGTTCCATCTGAGAAAGAACATTGATATCTCCATTCATCTTCAAAGTGCCTTTGATAATTCCATTTGACGGATTAGCAACAGCAAACGTATATGTATCATTAACTTCGATCTTTACTGGTCTCGTCGTTCCAAAAACATCATCCGCCTGTGTCGAAGTCCCCAAAATAGAAGTCACACGCATTGTTATATTCGTATCATCGGAAATGGATTCTCCAAATTCATCCGTCAAAGCAGCATACACTAAAATAGTATCATCGAAGAATCCTTCAATATCTGCCGTAAATTCAATAGGATTATCCCATTTTATTGTAAGAGCCTGATTATTTGCAACTTCATAATGAACATTTTCTACATCTAATAACGGTATAGAAGATTCATCTACGCTATTAGATGGAATTTCGCTAACATTGGCAGTATTAGATATCCGCCCAAAACGGTCTGTGACAACAACAGTATAAAATGCTCCTTCAGCATTATTTATATTGCGATGTACATAACTCTCTTCATTAAGAGTCCCACTAAAAATCAATTCTCCACTACTAACTTCTCCGTCTTCAATAACAGGGAAACCATCATCAGCATAATATACTTTAACTAGAGCAAAACGATCTTCTAACGTTGGATTAAGCCACTCTATCCAAATTTTACGATTACCTGGAGTTGTGGACAACCCACTCACCGTTAATAAATCAGGAGATAGATCGTCAAGCGTACTAATAAGATAATCAGATGCTTCAGGTATTTTTATTTTCGCTAAGGGAGAATCAGTTAGATAACTATAATTGCCAATAAAGTTCTTAGAAAATATCCGGTAAAAATAAGTCTCTCCGAACACAACCGGAAATGAATCGGTTATAAAATGTTCTCCCACTGTGGCGGTTTCAGCAACAACTATATCTCCGTCATTTTCGTGAGAAGGATATTTTTGTGTCTTACGAATAATTCTAACCTCACCACCTGAGTAATTAAAATCATTAGGAACCTCATATCTAAGAACAAACAAACGATCCGAATTATCTTGATCTTGTCTGGTAATATGCTCTTGATCTGCCCCGAAAATAGAAGTTGGAACAAAAACTTCCGCCGCTGTCTCGATATATACAGCGCTACGAATAACATTATGAATACTAACTTCAGTAATCCTTCCAAAGAAATTACCAACAGACCCAAGCGCCGCACTACCAGTTGCATAGTGATGACCAATAGATAAATCCATTGCAATATCATCATCAATAGGAGCGGATGAAAGTGTTTGTGTCCCTGACTCAAGAAAAGAACCATCAATATATAAGCTAATACTCCATTCATTCGGTACTGCCGTTTCCGTAAAAGTAACAGTAACATGATGCCATGCATTAACTGCTAAAGGAGTCGCAGTACTTATAAATAAACTAGGATCAGACTCCACACCAACGATAACTTGTCCTGTAGGAGTTCTTCCTACAAAATAATTAACGTCTGTTGTTCCATCTACCGATGCTGTTCTTTCTATTACAGCTTCATTTACAGTTGCAGTGAAAGGGTAAATCCAAAACATGATAGTCATATCATTACCGCTACTTAACGCCAGATTAGACGATCCACCGTTCGTCACATATCCAGAAGTACTACCGTTATATCTTGCCCCAGACACGCCGATTGGAACATCTTCAGGATTGTACCAAATTGGCTCTGTTTCCAAACTAATCAAATTATTAGAGTTGTTTGTAAAGTCAAAAGATATAGTACCTGATCCTTCATCAAAATGCCAAGCTCCAATTACATTGTCATCTATAGATACCCCAGTACCAGTAAGCACCGTTGCATCAAACTGAGAAACACCACGAGGAATAATTCTGTTTCTCGGAACACCAGAGACAGGGACTCCGTTACTAAATGTGCCATTCTTGTCAAACGTGAATACTTTATAGAAATACTCCGTTCCTTCTGTTAATCCGTCATCAAAAGACTTAGAGAGAAATCCCTCTGAAACAACAGCACCATCTAAAGGAGACGTAGGATAAGTTCCTTCTCTACGGACAACTCTAGCGCCAGCAAAACGAGATTCTTCATCTCGGAAAAACCGAGTTGCCAAACTCTGCACATTATTAACGTCTATCTTGTCATTTTCCTTAACGGCAAAAATTGTTGTGTTGATTGGTTTCCCGTTAAACTGGATCAAATTATACTTCAAATCTCCAGGATAAGTAGAAGAAAGACGATAAACGACTCGCTCGGCAACATCATGCCGCAACCCCTCATTATCGTTCCAGGTCATACTCCCGCTTTGATCCATCAAAATAGTCAAGATACGATCATCTAAATTTAACTCTATATTTTCTCCGCCTGCGTTATCATTAACAATTTTAGTTTGAACAAAAACTTTATCAGATGCCCCAGATGTGAATTCGTCAACAACATTAGTCTGCGGGTCTGCTGCTTCTGTTAGGATTCTACGGTTATCTTCGTCTACAGAATCAAAATCGCTATAAATACGAAATGCATGTCGTTGAGTGTAGTTGATATGCCACTGATCTTCGGATAGTGACGAAGAACCATCTTGAACGCCATAATAGTCTTTATTATTAATATCAGTCATTTTCAAATTTTATTGCAGAAGGAGTTGCAAAATATTCATCGTTATCTACTAATTCCCAAATTAAATAATTTTTACTTCCTCCTCCGCTAGTAGAAAAAACTATTGCATACGAAGAGTCAAAATCATAAGAGGAGCCATCTATTATAGTAAGAGCAAAATTATACCAACCGTCAGCAACTATATCGCTAAGTGTTGTAGAATAGTCATAAATCAATAACGGACTGTTAGGCTCAACTTCGTTCGTTAAAGTGTATAGCTGAAGATGAGCCGTTATAAATGGACTCGCAGTCAACGCTGGTCCGCCATACTCATTACTTGGATCGGTTGAATTGGCAGCAATGTATATCTTGTCTAAAGAGGTATTTAATTCCTTCAAAACTATTCCAAGCGTATGCGTTTCACTGTCCGGTACAACAAAACTTCCCTGAATCCATTCCCAATCAGTAGAAGGAGGAACCTCTGTTATCGTTTGAACGAAATTTCCATCGATATAGATATCCGCAGAAAACGATCCAGCAGACGATCTGTACCGTAACCATAAGTCGTATATTCCGGCAGACGACGCCCTAATCGGATATCTCACTATAGCATCTGTGCCAGACCCAGCAATACTCTGGTAAGACAAATAACCGTTTCCTGTCCATCCACTATAGATATCTTCAAGAATTAAAACGCTACCATTACCTTGTGATATGCTAGAAAAATTAGTTGAATCAATAGATGGATCATCCGACAAATCGAAATAGCTAGCAGAATTATATCCTGCTCGTTTAAGATAGAGAGATACCTTAGTAGGCTCAAAATAACCATCTACTTCAAAAATCTGCGCTAGTTTCACTTGAGTCATCAACACTCCTTAAACAGAAATCCCTGTTGTTAGTTTTATCGGAAATTCTAAATCGGGAACTTTCAGCAAATCATACCCAAATAGCCAAAGATCGTCTCCAACTAATAACATTTTATGAATAGTATCTAAAGCGGATACTGTATTTAATGTCCAAGCATTGCTCAACAGTTGGTAATACGATCCATTACTAGATGCCGCATAAACCGAAGTGTCGCTTACAATAACATCATTAAATCCAAGTACTGCTGATTGTGTAACATCTCCAGCTACATCGATTAGACCGACTCGACCATTACTACTATAGAGAGTACCGTCATCTTTGTATAGTCCAGCACTAGTCGCTAGAAAAATCAAAGAACGGAATTTAACAGCAGAACGAATAGAAAAACTCTGAACAAACGAGCTTTTTTCATTCCAAACCAAACCACTATTCGATGAATATACCTTCGCTCCATCGAAAGCGAATGAAAGGTCCGGGGAAATAATCACTTCAATATTGTTAGTTGACTCAAGTACTTGTTGCCAATTAGCATCATTAGCTGATCGTAAATAAAGTCCGCCAGAACCACTAATAATGAGATTCCCCCCAATAGTTACTATATTAAATAGATCGTTAGGTAAACCACTTCTATCTTCTGGCTCCCAAATCATTCCTCCATCTTCACTCTTATACAAACGACTATTTGTTAAAGCATAAAGATTGTTGTTAAAATTAACAAATGCTCTAGTAAAATCTGTCTCATCAGAATCGAATTGGTCATATTCAATATTCAACGTATCAGTACTAATTCTCAAAAATCCGTTATCACCTCCAACTAAAACTCTACCATAAGCAGAAAGATAAATAACAGCTGAAGCGTATGCTAAGCTGCCATTAATATCTTCTTCTAAAATTTGTTCTGTATAATCAATAGTAGAATTTAATCGGTCGTACCACGATCTCGTTCCAGGAATAATAGTCGATGCTTGATACAGCGGACTAATAGTCATTCTCTCCAACGGCCATTGTCGTTGATTAAAAATATCAAACTTCAAAATATTTGCCTGCTGAACAACAGACAAACCGCCTGGTAATCCTGAATTTACATTTTCAAAAGCATCATCAATTTGTTGATGAGTGTTCTCCCCGATATTATCAACCAAACACTTATGAATATCTATTCTCAAATCATCATATTTATCGTACGCTGAAGCAAAAGTAACAATTCCTTCTGTTACGTCTATTGCTCCACCAGTAAAATTAGCACTAACATTTGGGAATACGAAAGAAGCAAAAGTCTCTATTCCATTCTCATCAACGATAATAACAACTCTCGCAGAAGGAATTAGTTCCGACAAAAATCCCTCGATATCCGAAAACAAATTCCTTAATTCAGCAGCCGTAATACTGTCTTCTGATTCACTACTACCTATTGCTGAAATAGACTCTACGAGAGATGCTCTTTTATTTTTAGCTATAGCGAAATTAGAAGTTCTTTCAGCAACAGACGGAAGACTTATAGCAGAGATCGTAGATCGTTCAATTGATCCTTGAATATTACTTTGTATGGTAGTTGCATTTACTCGTAAATCTACGGGAGCGTCATATAGAAGATTAGACCAGCCTCCTTTCTCTACGGTAAATATCGCATATTGATTAGCAACAGTAACGATACTATTAGGTTTATTTCTTTCATCAAAAACTATTGACTGCAAATCACCAGCAGACGCACAATAAACACCAACAATAACAACCGAACTATTTACATATATCGTAGGAACTACGGTAGCCGTTTCGTTATATTGCGACCATGTTTCACTATATTGTGTCCATGGACGATAATTTTTGTCAGAAATGAACAAATTCTTATCCGTCCCAATCATCAACAAGCCATCAACAACAGCAATAGCCGTTACTGGTAATGCTCTTCCATTACGGGATATTTGCGGGAAATTAAGATCAAGCTCAATGTCTGTTGCTGTAAAAATATCAACACCAGCAGAAGAACTAATCAACCCATCTTCAGTAGAAATTAATAATCGTTCTTCATAAATAACTGCTCGACGACTTTTTTCGGATGGAATTTCAGCTATTCTTTCAAAAACAGAATCAGACGGACCTCTCCTCCAAACAGATTTATTCGCAATCCCAAAAATATATCCGCCAGATTCAATCAAAGAGTAGAACTTAATAAATTCATCAAATTCGCCAGTAAATACCCAGCTTGCTCCTTGATTCGTTGAAGATAAAACTCCTAACTCATTACTGGCAATAACTCTATCTCTTGTGCCGTCATAAAGCAATGCATATGCTTCTGTACTGCTAGCGCTAAACAGTGCAGACTGTTCCCATATTAAAGAAGTTGCAATCGTATCAGCGGCAATCGTTGAAACTCCAAGATCAGTAGACACATAAATATTACCGCTATTATCTTCAATAATATCCCGAATAATTTTATCATTGTTTAGTCCATTAGTTCTTGCCCAATCAGATAAATCTCCGTCACTAGCAAATACTCCCCCCGGAGTTAAGACAAAATATTTGCCAGCAGTTGCAGAGTAAAATAACTTAGTAGTAGGATAATTAGGTTCAAATACAGCATTCCAACTAGTACCAAAATCGTCACTCTTTAATACCCCTCTACTGGTAGCAGCCAATAATCCATCAGATTCTCCTACAACACCAATAAGGTCATAGAAAGTCGTTCCGTCCCCAAGGGTTTCAGAAACATCCGCTAACGAATATATTGTATAATCAGAAGTTTCAGTATTTTCCTGTGTAGGAATAAGTTTTTCATTCAAACGACCTTCATGGTCATACGTTGGAATTTGCGCAACCCTTAAACGACCGCTAGAGAATTGAGACGAACTTAAGGAACCGACTCTAAAATTCGGCAGTTCTCCTTGTGTCTCAGAAGCTCCCTGCAATTCTACAGTAATAGTTGGAGCTGAATCAAATTCACCAGAAACAAAACTAAATGTAGAATAAAACTTCCGTTCAAAAGAAAGCACGCCAGTTGATAGATTAAAACTATAAAGCAAATCTGTAATTTTGCCATTTACTTTAACTATATATGTAGTTGATCCACTAACAGATTGCTCGGTAGTGTATGTTTGATAATCAGTCGTTGTCCACTCATCTAAAATAAAATTGTCGTTAAAGCTAACTCTTTTATCCGTTCCATTTTCTGGATAGTTGTGCTTATGAGATTTTATTTGTATTTGAGTAGCAGCACGAATCGGGTCTTCCATATTTTCTAGCTCGGTTGCAACCGTCTCATCAATCGTTGACAATCCACTTGATGTAATAATTTTAGATATAAGTATAGAACCTTGTGGGGATGTTGCTGATTCCAATATTATAGGATCGACTTCATTCCTAAATTTACGAACAAGATAGTAATAAGTATATCCATCAATTAATAAAGCTTCTTCATCTACATACGATGTATCTGAAGGAGAGGCATGTCCTACCACAATGAACTCATAAGTATTATTATCAGATCGCCAAATCTCATAACCGTCAAAAATACCAGTAGACAAATCCCATGCAATAATAGCATTATAAAAACCAGGATCTCCTGGTGTCTGACTTTGCTGAGAAACGATTACATTCTCCGTATTTGAAAATTGAGCATTCGCTGTTGGATGAGCAGTCAACAAAGGATATCGAAAATATCCATCATTAATAGGATTTTCTGACTCTCTACCCAAAACATCAACAGTTGTTACAAAATATGAATATCCTGTTCCGTTCTCAACCGTATAATCAACATATTGCAATTGATCTGCGGGAACGGTCTCAATAAGACTAAATTGACTAGCCAAGACAGGAACAATTGTACTTGCCCGCCAAATACGATAATAAGCTACTTCAAAATCTTCTGTATCCGGCTCCTTCCATGTTAAACTAGCTAATTTATCTCCATACACCACAAATTGATTATCAGGAACGGGAGGGCGATCTGTAAGGTTTGTTGCTGTCGTAGTATAAGACCCAGTAGCCGTTGGACTAACATTACCGAATTCATCCAAAGCAACAAGCTGAAAAGTATATATGGAGTTTTCCAGAAATACTGAACTATCAAGAGAATAAGACCGTACCGCCCCAATATTTAATCCATTCAATAAAATCGTAGTAGAGCTATCGACAAGATATTGTCTCGTGATAGTTAAAACGTTGTGAGTAAATATACTTGTACTATTATCCCAAGATACCATGATAACCAAATCAGTCTCTTTAGTGACTGATAGATTGCGGGGCATAGAAAGTGGTTTGAATGTCGGTGTTTCAAAAAAACGGAATATACCATTACTAATATCCCCATCAGTATTTTTTGCTTGCACCCTAACTATATAATCAGTTCTAGGAGTAATAAGCTCAAATTTTGTTCCACTTGCCGAAGTAAAATTAAGAACCATTACAGTACGACTCGTTGAACTAGATACTGTAATGGTGTTTGATCCTCGACCGTCATTAGTGAAAAATTTTAAAACATAAGCATCAGGATGAGTTTCGTATTCACTACCACCCGGTGTCCAAGAAACTGTTACCGCAATATTACCGTCAGTATTACCTCCGGCAGCAAAGCTTACATCTATATCCGAAACTTCTGTTGGTCCAAAATCAGCTGCCGGAAAAACAAAAAAAGTAGCCTGATCTGAAGTTATTCCATTTACGCTAACGGCATAAAACTGGACTTTATATACTGATCCATTGTCAATATTGTCTTCGATAATCAATAAGCTATCATCAACTGATGCAGTCACTATAAATGATGATCCTAAAACCTGGAATTCACCGTCAACCTCTTGAATGATAGCCTCATAATGGTCTACTTCTCCAAGCGGCGAATCGGAATACAAAATCTGTATAATCCCATCTCCTCCAAATCCCTTAATCAAACTAGCATTAAGCGGGGTTCTTAAATCTTGTTGAGTACTTGTTGTAAGAGGAGATGGATCAGACTCATTATCACTCAAATCTACAGCAATTAATCTATAATAATAAGTCGTATCTTGAGTTAAATTAATATCGACATAGCTTGTTAACGTCGTTTGCTTTATCTTAGTATAGGTCAGTCCATCAGGACTTCGCTGCACAATATAACGATTAAAATCTGGTTCCGAATTAGCATCCCATGTTAGCGAAATACTATTACGAGAACTAGATGTTACACTAAATCCTATAGGTGGAGCTGGATCACTCAATCCAGTATAAGGATCAACGTCAGCAGAATCGACATGAACATAATTTGCCATATCCGAAAAACCACTAAATCCACCAATGATATTTTGCTTACGCCTCATATAAAGATATAGTTCTCTATTATCAAGCAAAGTAATATCAAAACTACCAAAAGATCGAACAACAAACCGATCAATTATACCCATCCCTGCACTAATATTGATAGACGGAATACCGCCAGAAGAAGTGTCAGTAACAGCCCAGCCTGTAATACGACCGTCTCCTACTATATCGTGCAAAAATCCAAGCTGGTTGTCAATAATCTCCATTCGCGCACGATCAGCGCTAACCGAAAAACCTTCGCCCGGCAAAAACATGGCTAACTGATATGTTGGAGAAAAAAGAGGCATCTTACTGGTTTAATGTTAGATGTTCGCTATTTTCAAGCTCGAACATCACGCCAAAATTTTTAACTACAGGAACATCACTGTATGGTCCGCAATATATTTCACTACTAATATCGAGGAATTGGAAAGTATAGGAATTCGAAGCAAGAACAAACTGGCTACCATCAAATACATCAATTATAAAGAAGTAAAGTCTATTAGCTTCAAGATCGCTAGTGTCTGGAGTGAAGTTTACAGCTACAGTTTCACCTGAAGATACTATAATTCCTCCTTCAGCTAACTGCACACTATCAACAAACCATCCTGTTGTGTTATTTCCGCTATAATATGTCTGAACTAGAGTTGTTCGTTCAGGATCACTATATGTTCTTACTCGAAAATTATATGTCTTTGCACTGCCAGTAATATTCGTAAAATCAAAATCAAGATTATCCACGAAAGATGGATTGCAAGCGTAAATAAAAGTTTTACTGTCAGATATCGTCTCAAACGAAATACTATTATATGATTCTATTTTAATAAAGTAAAAAGTATTACAAAGTATATTAGCTGTAAATGGTACGGTAAACAAAACGCTTATACTACTACCGGACGCTATTTTTTTTCCTCCGGATGGAAACGCAGCTCCATCTATACTAAACCCATCAGAATCTTCTGAAGTAAATAATGTTGCTACCTCTCTAGATAAATCAACATCCTCATATAGAGTTACCCTAAAATCAAATATAGCTGTCGCCCCACTATTCGTATAATCAAAATCAACAGTGTTTTCAAAAACATCTGTAGAATAAGGTCCGTATTCGCTAATATCACTTTCAGACAACAACCCTCTCGTTGGAGTAAGAAGCTTAATACCAACTCTCATATTCTCTCCAACTCCAATAGAATCAAACACTCTATTTGTATCAATAATTTGATAATCAGAAAAATCAACTGAGTCTGTAGTGTTAATGCCAAAAACAATATCCGCTGCAATTGGTACTAATTCTTCGCTTGTCAATATTCCCTTCCTTATTTTGCTTCCCAAAGTAAAATTAGAAGAGAAGAAATGAACAGATTCGCCAGTTACAGATCGAACTACAACCTGACTCAAAGACGGACTAATATCTCGCTGCTCGCTTGTCATATCTACTCTAAACTGGAAAAACTGCCCACTAAAATGAGAAATATCTGTTGAATTTGACGATTCGAATGTAATAGATTGCCAATTTTGCGTTAATATATCTGTTCTAGATACAGACGATCTAGCGTAAAACTTAATAGCAGTATTAGTTGGAATTGTTGCTTGATATGTCAATGTATCCCATTTAATAATCTCATTAGTTCCATTGAAAATCTCACTAATATACTCACCTCTTTCTTCGTCTACCCTGATACCAGAATAAAAATCACTCTCACCTGATATATTGAATACTGTAGTTCCTGTAGAATCTATCTCAATAAGTTGATTTTCATTTACTAAATCCTGCAAATCAGAAATAGAAACATCATAAAATATAGTATCAGACTCATTTCCTGCTCTATCGATAAGCTTCAAATAAATACGACGATTAAGCGATTCCGCAATTTTTACAGACAAACTACTATCCGACGCAACGTACAAAGTGTCATCGGAAGTAACAGCTATATCGTTAATGTTTACAGAATGAGTAAACTGCCACACCCATGCCCCGCTTTCTAGTTTATAAACCACAGCTCCTACTACTGCATAAAGATCACCATTAAATACTCTAAGCACTGTTACTTGTGCATCTGTAGTATTAAATGATGTTGAAATCGTAAAACCTTCAACTGGAGTGCGAACTATATTGCCACTATCGCTGTTTCCGGCGAAAAGAAACCTATTTCCATCTAGAGATACAACTTCAGTAGACAATAATGCCGTATCAGCATCGGTATGAATAATCAATGCCGTTAAATTCGCTAAATCAATATGATATAATCTACCATTATCACCTGTTGCGGCATAAAGAGCAATTCCGTCATTACAAAGCGAATATACAGTATCTCCTACGTCTTCCAATAAAACCGTAAGAGAACTCCCATCAAATGAATAAATGCGACCCTTACCATCTGTAGCTTTACCAGTTCCAATATAAAGTTTTCCATCTAGTTTAGTTACGCCTTGAATTCTATACCCATTTACGGTACCAGCCGCAACAAAAGATGTTTGTGCGGAATTCGAAACATAAACCTTAGCATTACTAGAATCAAAACCAACACCAACAACGACTAAACCATTCAAATCTATTACAAAATCGACATACGAAGTTATAGAAGATTCTAACTGTTGCACAAAAGTAAAAGATGAAATATTGACATCAGACTGATACACTTCAGCAGGTCCAGACGATCCAAGCCATAATTTATTAACCAAAGATGTATCTTTAATGAGCCGAAGTCGATCAAGGTTTCTGCTGCCATCTGGAGTCCAAAGTGTGCTTTGAGTTCCAGATGTAATACCAAGATCATGTGTTATGTTTATCGAAAAATCAATTGCAGAAAGAGTCGTATATCCATCACTTGTAAAATTCGAAAAATTAGACAGTATCATCTGGTTAACACCAGAGAGATTATCAAGTGGAGTATATTCATCAATCTCAGAGATTGAAACATTAACTAGAGTGCCACCTAATATCGTTGCCAACATTTGTCCCTGTGGGGGAGTCGTATCCATAATGACTTCTTGATGCGGCAAATCAATATAAGGATCAATGATTTTAACCTCATTGTCACTACCTGTAACTAAGGTGTATAAATCTCCATCAATAACCTTCATTTCGTGAACTTCAATAGTCTTTGCCCCCTGAGATGCAACGGCAGCTCTATTTTGTGATAACGAAGTGTAAATCTTAACATCATTTCGTATTACAACATCAATAATATCAGATGATTGCAAATCCATTAAAAATCGCAAAACCTTTTGACTTCTTGATAATTCATATCCAAAATCTATCTTGTTTCCATTTAAATAAATCTCAACAACTGCATTTTCTGGGATACTGACATTTTCAAAAGCAGAACCTTCTACGTTAATAAAAAATGTTCTTTGGTCATCGAAAGCATCCGACTCCAAAGAATAATCGCTAGGTCCATATCGCACAACAGTGTGATTGCCATCAAAATCATCAACCTTAATTTGATTAACGTAAGACAGCGTGGAAGCCCAAAGGATATCTGGATCAGTCCAAGAAACGGCTTTAACATTATTGGATAAAATATCAACATTGCTCGAATCCATTGAGTCTATACTAGATCCAACCATACGAGCTATTCCCGATCTAGTTGCTATATAGCGAATAGATGGGCTACGCAAAGCAATTCCATTTATATAATTTGACTGCAACCCCTGATTTGTTGTAAATCGCAATGTATTGGATTTAAACAATCGAACCAATCCATTTTTAGTTCCAATCCAAATAACGTTATTTACATCAGACTCAACACATGTTACATATTCCCCTTCGACCTCAGAAATAGTTTCTTTCGACCCAGTAATAGATAAAACATTATCAAACTCATTGGTTACAATAATATTAAAAATTCTAATACCTTTTTCCATACCTAAAATCATACGATTTTGATCGTCAAAAGCGATACTAGTAATCTCTCCGTCGTCATTATCTGTCAAAGCGTGACCTGTCAATTCTACAAATGTTGCATGATCTGTACTGTAATATATTTTACGTCCTAATGCGACACAAAATATAACATTATCACTAGAAAAAGCAACCCCACGAATAATTTCTGAAGTTAAATTCGATGGACGATATATTGTATTATCTGAATTATAAAAAAATATCAAACCCTTTGTTGTCGCTAACCATGCATCACCATAATTGTTAACAACAGAATCGAAAACCCTCATTTCATCAAACCCAAATTGTTTTGGGGAAATTGCAAGAACTTCTAAAGGGTTAACAGCATCTCCAAGATAGTAATTTATATTTTCAAAGATAAAATTACAACTCAAAACATTGGAAAAGTCACCAAACCTAATCTCTTTCCGTAAACCTTGACCGCTTATCTGTATGTCTCTTTCAACGTATTCTTCGTCTACAAATGCGAATGTTTCTACCTCCGACAAGTCATAAATACCATCATAAATTTCAGAATAAAATTCAGTCTGTGGCAGATATCCGTCACCACCAGATTCGGATTCTATTGCATCGTACAAAATATGCAATGATCCAGTAAAACTGTTAGGAACAGCAGGAGACATTGCCCTTCTATCTTTTACGGTTGTGAATATGGTATCATATTCCCCTTGATTACTACTACGCCAATCATTATTAAGATAATCATATGAAGCTAAATAGATTGCAGAATTACCCGATGACAATAGAGTGTCGTCGTTTATAACAGCTCCTATTTCTGCTGTTAGAGATTCTCCATACCAAACTACATACAAATTTCCATTCGTCGAATGCATTGATAATTTCGGATGGCGATAAGCAATGGTTCCTGCATCCGTTAACTGTATCGCAGCATTCATGAACAGCATGCTAGAATAGAGTGTAGCACTGTAAATCTCTTCTACTCCTGTAGTATCATCCTGCCAAACAACAAATATATTACCACTAACATGAGAAAGAATATCAGAATGATCCGCTCGACGAGCCGCATATTCTCCATTGATTACATCAACAGGACCGGACCAAGATTCCGTAGTTTGACTGTATTCCATTAAAGATATTGTGCTAGTATCGTCAGAAAGCTTTTCTGTATAACTGATATATACTCTCTGGTGATAAGTTGTAATCGATGGTCTAAATGCCCCTAAATCAGTTTGTGTAGCTCTATGAACTGCTTCATGTTCTCCAAAACCGCCAGTGTAAGGATCAGCGTAAACGCTGTCCCATGTCCCTGTCTGTCGAAGTCTGCGAGCATAAAAGATTTCAGGATGTAATAATCTATCATCTTCCCACACAATATGAACATTATCATTACTATCTACCGCTATAGACGGATTAACCGCCCAATCAGCAGCTCCTCCTAAAAATTCAGGAGAGCTCCAACCGATCAAATTTTTGTACATAAAACCAACAGTAGATTGTTCCCCTCGACGAGACTCATATACTAAATACAAAAAGCCACGAGAATCAACAGTCAAATCTGGATTTAATGAGTTGAATTCATCGGATAGCAACAATTCAGGATCGGACCATGTGCTGTTTGTGTATTTAGCATAATAAATTTTAGACAAACCTCCACCATCATTTTGCCAAACTGCATGAATATCTCCATTTGTATCAACAACCTGAGCAGCTTTGCTAGAATTATCCTCAACGGAAGCCGTCTCTTTAAACGGAACATCAGCAATTAATTTATATTGAACCTCAGTATTAGATTTAGCAAATAATTGCAAACCATTCCCTTTACCAAGCAATCGATAATCAGTTAACGCAGTCGTGTCGTATAAAATTTTTACATCTGCATTTTCGAAAACAATCTCTTGTGTAAAAAAGTAAAGAACTTCCATTGCTGTGCCGTCGTTTACATAAACACCTAACCCGTCAGGTTTTACCGTCTCAGTTAAACCTTCGCTGTTTTCCACGGCAATAACACGCAGCGTAAAATCAAACGTCCAACCTTTCGTATTGTCAACACGATCATGCCATGGAGTACCTGGCTTGTCATGAGCGTAATACCACTTACCTCCATGAATCGAGCTGTACTGATCGACACTAAGGTCTCCAAAATAACAATATTCAGTAGAATCCTGTGAAGGATCTTCACATGTTGGTTCTAATCTATCGTCGATGATATCAGTCATAATCTGACCTCATTAAGTTATTGCCCCTACATTAGAAAAGGTCGTATCAATCTCCAATCCATCAGAATCAAAACTTGAAACATTAGAACCTACATTCTGTACTAGTCTCCATCCAGATGCCATAGTAGCCTCCGACCCATTAGATGTCAGGTCTACAGAATAGTCCCAAGCAGGTATGGCATATCCCTTAATGCGACTTGCTCCTCTCGCATGTCCTAAAAATGCATATTTACCATCAGGAGATCGAGAAATAGAATAAACAGGAGTTAACGTACGAGGAACAGTTGGCAAAGTAACTGCTTGCTGATACTTTTCTATACTATAAATAGTCGAAGAACCTTCTTCCTTATTGTTTACGGCAACGAAGATATTAACCTCATCATCATCTAACTCGCTAGCAGATGCAATTGCATCAACATCTCCAAAAGAAATTAACGGGTAGAACTGCAATGAATTATATTGCGATGATATTCCAGGCTCAAACGACCCAGCCGTTGAATACTGGAAAGCATAATAACGAACTCCTAATTTATTTTCGCTCTGTGTTCCAAATTCAAGCACTCTTTCGTTATCTATTTGATTAAATAGTCCGGTTCCATCTATTACTAAATCACTATCTAGATAAACTTTAATATCACTACCATGCCCTGCGACAGTTAATGTTTTAGATCCCGTCATTGTTTGAGTTAGACTCTCTGTCAATTCACTAGATAACAAAGATATTCTATTGGGATGAATTTTTATTTCAGCAAATTTCGACCCATCGCTGATTCTAACAATCTGTCTATTTTCATTATTATCGCTACCACTGACTATCTCAAAAACTGTTTCCATTGTCCAGCCGGTACTATTAGAAACTTCTTCCGCCCATCGTGAACCAATAGTTGAAAATTTAGCAAATGCATAACGATCAAAAGTCGTTGTGTCACTTACCGAGACTGCAACATAATAATCTCTACCTCGTTCAAGCGTATTTACAGGTATAGAAACTTCATTACCATCAATTTCCAAAACCTCAGAATATGCACTTCCGTCTCCATAGAATGAACCTATTCTAACCGATGCATATTGATGAGATCTATTTACAGGAGATCGTACATCCCAAGAAATTAATGGTTGTTGTGATGAAACATTTTGTGTATTAATATCCCCATTTATTCTAATATTATAAACAAAAAACGAAGATGCTAAAATCGTAACCTCTGATGAACTAATAGAATATCCTAAAGAATAACCATCAAAAGGTTGAACTTCGCAACGGACAATATCTCCAGCAGAAAAATTTAACCTTACATACTGTTTGTCATTCTCGGATGTAATCTGAGAATCATTAACAAACCATCTAATTCTACTATTATCTTCTTCTATGTCGCCAGCAAAAGTAAAATCCGCCTTAAGAATATCGTTTTCATTAGGATTTTCAGGTAAAATCTGAACATTGGAAGCAACAGGAGATGAGGTAGCAACAGTAACAGCCTGAGTACTCATACGAGGACCAGATTGATATCCGTCATATGGAAATACATCAACGGACCAGGTGTCTCCGTATCTCAGAAAGCGAGAATTAACACTTAAAGCATTGTCTAGATGTTGCTGTCGCTGTCCATCTCTATACCAACGAGTCAAAACTGTTCCAGTAGCAGTCACATCAATAGCATTAAATTCATATTGCAGATCTATGTCTGTATCTAACGATGGATCGTCAGGGCTTATTGAAACAGATGATAATTCCGGAAGCGTATTAAATCTAAACTGGAATGTATCCCAATCACTTGTTCGCCCTGCATCGTCATAAAGACGTACCTGTCCATAGTAAAGAACGCCTCTAGTTAAATTAACAAAGTCTCTAGCAACTTGCTGTTCAACAGAAACTTCAACTCCGCTTTGATAAAGATCTCCAATAAAAGCAGACACTCCCCAATTAGTCAAGCTTGTTCCAATGCGAATCTCATAACCAGTTTGATTAGTTGTATCTGTCTCAAGAGCGTATTCGCTTGGGATCAGAATAACGTCCTGAACCACTACCCATGACACCGTAACCCTTTGATCTGTTACTCGAATCACAGAAGATGATGCATTCTGTCCATTAATATATGATGTAATCTGTATACTCATTTGTGTAGAGATATTATCCCATCCGTAATCTTAATACTATTATTCCCAAATACTACGCCAGCACCATTTATCGATATATCTTTTGGCAAATCATTTTCATCAATATTTTGTCCATCAAAACGTAAACGTCGCTGCCATAGAATCCTCTCTCCAGAAAGCAATAAGCCATCAGAACGAGTTGCATGTAATTGCACACCATCCGAAATAAAAGCAGAAGTTGTAACTGCATAGGGATCATCATAGATCAATGGTAAATAAATTTCATGATCGTCTGCGTACTGTGTATCATAAACAAATTCCGGACCAGCATATATTAATTCCGCTATCGCTGTTGTTGCTAAATTTGTATTAAAAAACAAAAAATCATCAATTATTCCTGTATTGCCAATCTTTTGATATATATTTCCCGGAGCATATCTGTTAATAGAAGTAGTATATGAAGAACCAGTATTCAAATCCGCAAGAAGACCACCTGTAGAAATATCAGTAAGCCCATCAATAACAATAGTCATTGTCGCCGACCCTGATCCGTCTACGATCAAAGTAAAATGATGCCAACGATCAACAGTATATTCACTGCTTGTAACCGTATATTCTACTTCACTAGAATCCCACGCCTTAAATACAAGAACATTGTTACCGCTTAGCTGAGTTTCCTCATAGGCCAACATAACAAAATCAACACCGTCAACGAAAACATCAAAAATAGGCATCTGAATCGGTTCTAAATCTCCAGTAGACGGATTTCTAGCAAGTCCAGGATTTGTTGAATATAACCAAAAAGCGACAGACGCTAACCCCGTTCCAGGAATATCCAAATCAGTAGAACCAGATATGCTTTGACTTCGTTTCATCTGCATCCCACGAACACTATCGATCTCAATATTTTGATCTCCAACCGCAGAAAAAACACCACCATCAACCTCATCAATAATATTGATTGATGAAAATGAAAGAAAAAGTTTTAAATTAGTATTCCAAGCCATATTATGTATCCGAATAGCGAATTCCTATCATACCAGAATTCGCATTTTTAGACATTGCGTTTTTCACTAAAGTTCTTTCAATCCAGACATAGATAACATCATTCGCTTGCAAATCATCACCATGATCTCGCTCTCCGTTAACATTAATACCTAAAGGAGATGCGGCAGAAGGAGACTGGAACGTTGTAACTAAACCAGAATTAATAGATGGAGATATAATTCCAGAAGCCAATCTTTGAGCAGGAGTAGGATCAATCGTATAGGTATCACCTGATTCTATATCAGAAGGCATCGACGAATCTAGAACAAAAGTTCCAGTAGCAGAATCAAAAGAAGAAACGATACGAGCCTGACCGGAATTACTACCACTCGTCATAGATAGTAAACAATCCTCAAAATGGTCATCTAGAAACTGTCCAATTAACGAACTATCAATCAATTGAATCTCCGAACCTCCCGTTGCTGAGCTTGATTCATAGTCTGCTTGAGGTGTTTCTATAGCAATACGAATATTAGATGACTGGTTATAACTATTACTAAGTAAATAGATAGTCAATCCAAACGCCGTCTCAGTAGTAGAGGTATTCTTAATGGCAATACAACGAAATTGTTTACGTTCAACATTAAATTGAGTATTAAATAACCCGCTCCTAGATAATCCCCATACTCTATCTAAATTATCATGAGCATTAACTCTTTCGTTTAAAGATCGAGTAGTTGCATCTATTGAAGTGCTACTAATAGAAGGAACTTGAATTACCTCATTGTTTATTCCGACGTATTCCAACCCAGAAAAATTAGTAATATTAGTCAGGCTAAAAGAAGTCGTATCTGTAGTAAGAACAGATGCCACAGATAAAGTAGTTTCCGGATATAACAACGTTGTGCTGATATATCCGCCTATAGATTGCGAACCATAAGATTGCGCTATACTTTCCTCTAAGCTAGTTAAATAGTATTTAATATCCGATTTATTAACTGCCATTCAATACCTCTGCTAGAACAAACGACATACCATCATACACATAAATATCCGAAGAATTTTCAAAACCAATAATTAAAACATCATCCTTAGCAACAAGAGTTGCTATTTTAAATCCAAAAGTAGTTAATAGAGTAAACGATGTTCCATCATAAGAATACAACATTCCATTCTGTAATCCCATATAAAGAGTTGTATCAATAACCTCCATAGCATTAATAGATGAATCATTAGACGTAAACTCAATTGCCTCTATAATATCTGACCCACTAACTATGCTCAATTTTCCTCTATTAATAGAGTTTCTAGTCCCAATATATATAGTTCCAGAATAGACTTCCATTGCCGTTGGAGTGTCCGATAGAGTAAGCCAAATATTCTGTCCTTGATATAATGCCGGCGAAGAACCAGAAACTAAAACATAAATATCGTCAGTTAATTTAACTATATCAATAATCTCAGCATTAACGTCAAAATAAGTTCTTGCATACTTGTATACTGAACTACTGAGTTTATTTCCAGCATTATCCGTGAAAACAGCCTGTAATCGTTTACGTCCATCGTTTTCACTAAGAGTCCAGCTCTTAACCTGAGCATGTGGTTCTTCGGAATTTGTGGTAGTATTATCGGTTACGTTAGTCTCAGTAATCTCAGCGGAAGCAACTCCGGTTAGCTCGTCTATTGCAAACAATTGAAGAATAACATCTCGTTCACGAACATACTGCTGTCTATTAGCTACAACAATACTTCCTTGAGGTGCTACCGTATCAACAATTAACCTTCCTTTATGTCCTATACTTATATTGTTAACAAAAACGCCTTTCGACCTATTTCCTACACCATCAACAAGAAATGCTCTTAACCTATAGTCGTTAGACGACGGTAGTACAGACACATCCCAAAATAAAGTTTCTCCAACTCGTAATTCTCTTCCTATCTGACGCCAATCAATCCCTTTCTTTTCACTATCATAAAAAACATAATAGTACGCATTTCTAGAAGCACTATTTCTGATCGCCGCCGAATCAAACACTATTGGCACTACTTGTTCGTAATGAGAATTAGATAAAGGAGACACAAATGTAGGAGCGTGAATAATTTTTCTACGAATTGCAAAATCCCCAGGAGAGACCGACATGCGACCCCAACTTGCATCTCTAAATCTAACTCGTATAGACAGACGGCATCTATCGCTATATAAACCGTTCGGCAACACCCATTGATATGACGATGAAGCAAAAGGTGCTGTCCCTATAATTCGCCAATCGTTCTCTTCGTCCAAACGATAATTATCGGTATAGAAAATCTCATAGAATCCACCAAAATAAGTATCAGGCAACACATTTGGTTGCCATTGCACAGTGATTTGTCGCTCGAAAATACTCTCGCCTCCATGAGGACTAGAGATAGATATAACCGGCTCAACGCTACTAGTATCAAGCTCGCTCATTACTTATCCTCCCTCTGTTGCTTGGGATTTCCAAATACAAATCGAGGATCATCTGTGCTATATAAATTTTTAAATTCATCCAACGTCATAGACGTCTTCTCTTTACCAAGATTATCTTTATTAATTATTGTATCAGAATCAACGGAATTGAAATATGGTTGATAATTTCTACGATTATCTCCCATTAAAGGTAAGTTCATAGCATTAATAGGATCGGCAGCTCCGAAAATCAATCTGTTCTTGTCTCCGGTAAAAGTATCTGCTGTTTGATTCGGCGAGAAAAATCTACGCAACGGATCAGGCAAATTGACAACAACCAATGAAGTTCCATCTTTATTAATCACTCCATCATTTACCGACACGATAAATGACCCACTATAAACTCCAGGAGAACCACTAACAGGAGTAAGTGTTAAATTATACTGATCCTCTATCCCTTCTTGTACAACATTGAACGTCAGAATAGCAGTCGTCAAATCAGAAGGGAGCCAACTGTAATCACTAATAGCAGAAAGAGTAGTAATCTTTTCTAAACGATCTTTGTCGTCAAATTCAACCTCTATATAAACAGTTCCGCTTTTAGAGATTGACGACCCCTGGTAGGTGCTAAGAGGAATCAATCGGCTAGAGTCAGAGAAAAATTTGACAGAATATGCTAATTCTTTCATATTAAGCATGCATTCCATCGAAAAAGACTTAGTAACCCCCAGAAGCGTCAGCAGTTGCCCTGAAACTCTTTTGATTCCATTGCCGGGGGATAGAACCCAAGGAATAACAAATCGCTCAGAATCGATCTGGTGGGGTTTAAGGACATCCTTATAAGGAGAGGCAGGAGCATTAGGCAATTGATTTGTCGTTCCATGAGCTAAAGGCAACCAATCAGTCCAATTTTCATTTTGGTCATTTCTGAGACGGATAGCATATGCATTCGGTAAAGTGTTAACATCCAAACGAATTAAACCATCCTCAACAACAACTGTTGCAAATTCGTCCGATCTAACAAAAGAGCCTTTCACGTCTTGGTCGTATACTCTTATTTTCAAATACTGCTCAACATCTCGATCTGTCTGAGACACTAAAAGTGTCTGATCTTCAGGTAAAGTTGATTCATAAACAGTAGAAACATCTACTGCTACAACTTCATCAGAAACAACTATTCTATTTTCATAAACCTCATTCAATCTAGAATAAAGTAAATAGTAGTTTTGTAAAAAATCAGTCAATATAATTGGGAACCCAAAATCAGCATCAATCTGATTATCCTGGAACCCCTGTCCAGATGACCACATTGTTTCTTGATTACTATTGTAATGAGCAGAATAAATTCTACGATCCTGAATAAATCCATTAGTGCTCGTAAAACGATGATCTTCCCAAGCCATCTTAAATAGACCTCTTGAGTTCCCTGAGATTGCTGGGTACAATGCATTATTGGAAGTTTCCGTAACTCTCTGGTCTGATTGTCCTTGACCACTACAAATCCAACGAGCAGCATCTTCGTCATAAATTTTTATTATCTCATTTTGAATATTGCCGCATTTTGCTATATAAGTCAACTCTTGAACATTAACAAAACCACTACCAGAATAAACATCAACAGAAACATAATAAGTCACACCGCAGACAAGGGATTTTTCTAAAGTCCCGTCAGCAGAAACAGGAACCTCATGTTGTTTTTCAATAAGGTGTGAAGGCAAAATTTTAGGGTTATAAACAATAACAACCCGTTGATCGCCAATTGGCATTCCACAACCCGGCAAAGAAATCAAACTTAAATCACTGTCTCTATACGACCATCGGTTTTGGTCAGTCAAAGAAAACGCAGAATCAACAACCGAACTCCGATTTGGATCAGCGTAAAAGGTAATACGAAAATGTAAACCTGCGTCTACTCCACCCGATCCTTCCGGAATAGTATAATCAGTAGTATCTATCACGGTATCTATATTGTCATCTTCTTCCTCTTCTTTAAAACAAAACCATGCTATACTTTCCGGAGATACCTCATGTTCACATTCGGTTTCCTCAGAAGGAGGAGAACCAGAAATCTCAAGAACTTTAACATAAGTAAATGCTGAAGCAAATGAAGATGCTTGTTTTCCTCCGCTTCTCAAAATAAGCAAAGACCAAACAGCACCACCGTAAACTAATGTCGGAATTGCATAATCAACTGCCGAACCAGCCCCTCCTGGTCCATCATTAATACTGAAAGACAGTCCAGATTGAGAAGTCCACCCTCCATTACCGTCTTCACTATACGCAGTTCCGTCAGATGAAACTCCAATGACTGCCGGAGGAGTTCCTGGACCAGTAATGGCTATGTTGAGAATCGAGTTTAAAACAATTCCTCGACTATTCATACTGTTAATCCAGCTAGATTGCGTAACTGTAGCGTCCTCAATATCTCTATTTTCGTCTGTCACTAGAATAATTGCTTTAACTGAAAAATCTCGCCAAACCATATTGTCTACGGCAAACTTGATAGCCTCATACCCATCCTCTTTCGATCCAGTAGTAAAAAGTCTACCAACTCCGGTAAGTATATCTGACATTGTGCCTAATTGTGTGTGCAATTGAGCTAAAGGTCCGCCTTTACTTGCAGCACGACCGAAACCAACCAATCCCCATTGTATATTAGATGCTTTATATCCAATACTGACTAACCCATTCTCTAAAGAAGGAATAGCTGTCGCCATCCAAGCGTGTTCACCGGACATTGAGCCTGATTCGTCAATGACCCAGCAAATGTCAATATAAGGTATCGCTATCGATTGAGGCATAATAGATTATCCGTAAATGGATTGCAGCATTTCGTTAAACTGTTTAGCAACAATCTCGTACCTAAACTTATTCTGAATTAATTGTCGAGCGACCTCTGTTCTTTGCTGCATTTCTAAGATGTTGTTTCGAACAAAATTCATAGCTTCAGAGATTCTAGTAGTCGATACTATTGCCCATTTATGTTTTCTGAATTGAGGAATATCATCAAGACAACTCTTCAAAACAAAGTTGTTTGGCTCAAGCATATAACACGTTTCGTCGCTAGCGTAGTCTAAAACGCCTGAAAATTTAGTCGTTATTACTGGCGTGCCAACCGCTAAAGACTGTAACCCAGGAAGACCAAATCCTTCACCGAGAGAGGGAGCAATCAAACAGTCAACAGATTTCAACAAACGAGCCAGCCCAAACTCATCATATACTTTCTTGTCTACTGTAATCGGGGCAATATCCCTTCTCAAATGTCCAAATGTCTTACAACTTATTTCAATATATTTCTCTGCCTTAGACGGTTTATCTGTTTTAATAATTAATTGCACATCTTTAGATTTGGCAAAATTAAGCATCCAGCTTTCAATTAATCCCTCATAGCCCTTTCTTAGCTTCCAAGCTCCAAAAAACAAAAAAGTAAACCGATCATATTTAGTTAAAGGTTCAACATTATGATTAAACACAACAGTATCAATGGAATGAGGAATATGAAACATAGGCTTGTTCACACCAGCATAAGCAAAAGTATCAAAATTGAACTTTGATGGAGCAATAACCGCATCATTGTCATTTAAAGACCGAATCCAATCTTGTGGAGGTTCATATGTTTCAAATGTGGCAAATCCAATCTTACGATTACATCTCTTTTGAAAACGACGAGAAATTGATGGAGTACAATGTAACACTGTAATAGCGCTATCCGGTGACTTCCTATTGATAAAGGGCTTCAACTCCGCAAATTGATTAGCACTAACCCCAGGTAAACTCGGCAGCGCTCCTATTGGTTTCAGAAAAAGATTGTGATCAGTGTGACGACTAATTGATAAAATATAGTCACGAGCCGCCTGGCCGTAACCGGAATGATTCAAAAAAGATATATAGCTAATATCCGCCATTTGAATATGATCGGATCAAAAATGCCTTAAGAATAACTACTTTCTATCTTGCATTGATCTGCGTTGCTGTCTACTGCAATCCTTACAGTCTTTTGACTTATTCCTCAAATCTAAATTATCATTATTTTTACCAAAATATTTATTAAAAACTTCTTCCGGCACTAAAATGTCAGCTCCTTTTTGATGTATAACACTTTCAAGAATACTGTCAACACAATTAGATGGGTCGCTTGTGCCTTTAGACAGTTTTACCAATTCGTCAAGATGCATCTGAACAGCTCTCTGTATAGGTTGTGCTTTAGTTATATATTTATTTTTCACGAATTACCCAAAAATATCGGGATAACTTAAACTAGAACATGCATCATAAATATAAACTACGCCTCTATCTGTCATGATGTCCGTATCTTTTAATGCGGCACCAACTGCAATAAATGTACCTGAACCTGATATTGCTAATCCTTTATCAGCGCCACTGAATTGATCGTTAGCGGCAGCATCAGACATTACTAAAGTACGAACTTCATTCCACCCGGTTGCTGCATTTTCTTTTTCAAATACATATGCCGCTCCACCATCTATTTCGGAACGATCATCTAAGGTTGCTCCGCAAACAGCAATAGCAATGGGAGCCGAAATAGGAATACTACTATCTATGTCTACCGATGCACCAAATGAATCAACTCCTACAGGATCACCTGAAATTAATTTTTCTTCTTCTGCCCAAGCATCTCCGCCGGAATCTAGAAAAACATATGCCGCCCCTACTCCGTTATCAGGAGCTCCAACAATAAAGCGATTATTGTCAATAGCAACAGAACTTCCAAAAAGATTACTCAATCCAGCATCACTAGCTGTAAAAGGACTAGCCGCTACTGCAACATATGTGTCAGAACCGTTATTTTTATAAAGATAAACTTTGCCAGTACCTCCAGTGTGCTGCGGAGCGCCTATCAAAACATACTCTCCATTATTCCCATACATCGCTACAGACGTACCGCATTCCGCTGCTGCGCCTCCAGCAGGATCAAGAGTGTCAACTAGAGAATAATTCCCTAACCCATCATCTTTATAGATGTAAACCAATCCATCAGAAGCACTATCGTCCGGTGCTCCTATTGCCGCATAACGCCCCGACATAGCAACCGATGATCCAAATCCATTTGCGCCTGTTGGTTTTGTAATCTTGTCTGCATATTCAAAAACATCTCCATTAAGCTGATAGAAGTAAACAGCTTCCTCACCAGGCGATCCTACACATATGCGAGTATCGCCGCCAATAGATATAGACGCTCCAAATTCAGAATTAGAAGGATTACCGGATGGGGTAAATCTATTTTTGAATTCCCAAAATGTTCCATCCGAAAAATGACGATAAACAGAAATAGCTCCCTGCGTATTCCCGCTTTCATTGTCAAGAGGAGCTCCTACAGCCATCCATTCATGTCCTATAGCTACTGATCTTCCAAACTGCATCGCATTGTTCGATCCATAATTATCAGACGTTACTGGAGTCGCTCTTTGTATCTGAGACCAAGGTTGAGTACAAAGTACAATCAAACAAATTGGCTGCAACGTTATATAATGTAAAGAGTTAAAAAGTGCTTCTTCTGATATAGAAAGTTTCTCATGATCGATAGCAATCTCAAATTGTTCAAGCGGATCGGCGATATAGCCGTCTGCCGATAAATCAACGCTATTGACGGCAAATGGTAAAGGATCATCAAGAGATGATAAAACAAATATTTCATTCTGCAAAGCAGCATCGCTAAAGAATCTCACGATAAAATGAAATCCTACTTGAGTTTGACTATTATTCGTAACCATAAATTCAATTGGACAACCATCCTCCGGTTGAACCAATATATATTCATCAGAAGATATAATATCTTCTGCATTTCTCTTTGTTTCACATCCACCACCTCGAACATTGCGTCTATTAAATGATTCTCCATAAGAATCTTCACCGCTAGCACGAGCCGACATAACCTGATAATGCCCAAAACGATTATCATGCCAAACAACCATACGGTTAAAATTAAAATCGACAGCATTTCTAGGCATAATGCTGTTACTTTTGGTATTTGTAACTTGCGTCTCATAACGAAACGGATGAGACAGTATATTGTCATGACTAGTATAGATGTTCCAGTAACGGCTACGGTTTGATTGCCAAACAAGATTCATTGTATCACCGTTATCTTTAGCGATACACGGATTGACATTCAACCCTGCAAATGTAATAGGAACCTGAGCAAACGTAGAACTAACGTAGCTATTGTTTTCTATATCTGTCCCTAGCGTTAGTCTCCAATCAGAAGAACCACTAAATGAAAACAATTGAGATAGAGATTCCGGCAAGGCTGAAGGAACAATCATATCGAGAGTATTCCGAGTAAATCCATCAAACTCTGATAAAGTTATATCTAAAGTGAATGGATATAACCCTATTTTAATATTAGAGAATTCTAAATCAACATCCCCGTCATCGTAAATGTCAGGCAAATATTTCATGCTATCGTTCTTACGGAGCTTGCCTCCACCAGGGAATCCAACACCAATAGCAAAATTCTGATGACAACCTGATAGACGAGTAGCTTCTTCGTTGCTTACTGTCTCAGTATGATAATAAGCAGCAGCTCCAATCACAATATCATTAATTTCCCAGGAATAATTTGTGCTGATAACTAAGGTTCGATTGCCAATATTCCAACTAACAACTGTTCCTGTTTTAGCTCCGGCATAGACGGTCTCCCCATTGGCGTAAACCCCTTCTCCAATAGAATCTTTCATCGTCATCGTCACCTGAACAATATCATCAGAATAAACAACCGAAGGAATCTTCGTATAAAATGCCTGTGAAATAGCTGCGGCATTATCAACCGTTATAAGAATATCCCCAACATAATATCCTTCGTTTGAGTTTACCCCTACTTCTCTAATACGAAAATCTTCATCGACAGTATCAATGGGAGTCTCAATACCGTTTTGAATACCTATATAAAGCTTGCCAAAAGCATTCGTTATAGAAAGATCATAAAAATCGCTTGCTATTGGCGTGTCAATATCGCTACCATATACTTCATTCCATCCACTCTCTGTTTGCTGTAATATTTTCAGAGACCTCAACCCTTCAACGGTCTCTCTGGCAACCGCATATAATTTTCCTCCAACAGATGTAAGCCCCACAATATACGCACTGTTGATATCCGAAACCGTTTTCGATGCAGACGAACTTCCATCTGTTCTAAAATGATAGATTTTACTAGCATCACCAACAACTCCATGCATATACTTCTCATCAGAAGAAACGGCAAAGCTTGAATAATCGTCTGGGGTTAGAGAGGTTGATTTCCAGCTCCCCCATACTGTAGAATTAAATGAAGTATAATAAACAAATGAACCACATACGAAAATATGCGGATTATCATTAAACTCAATCAGTATCGGTTCTCCCTTAACTGTAGACATTCCTCCACTAAGCGATGCAGGTTGCATTGACGCTTCCACCCAAGAAAATAACCCTTTAACACTATATGTTAACTCTCCAGACGACCCGCCTTCAGGTCGAAAAACAGCAGATAGTTGACCGTTAATAACAGCAATATCAAAAGCAGATGGATCTGTTGACGAAACATCACCAATAACGGCATCATCCCAAGACGATCCATTATAAGTTATCGTTTTCAATTCTCCGCCATAAGCCGCAGTTGCAGAAAAGGCAATAACTGGTCTATTCTGATGTTCGACCAATTTAATTTTCTCATAATCAACGCCTACCGCAACTGGCCCATATGGATGCGTTTCTCTAGTATTAGGATCAATCTCGGTGTAATATAGATCATTCGTGCTATTGTTCTGTATAAATGCTACACCAATACGATCTCCAATTTTTGCAATTGAATGTCGATTCCTACCGGAATTGATTCTGTGATCGACGGTCTGTGAAAGCGCTGCTATTTGATCTCCGCATGTAAATACAGCTCCAGCATCTTCACTAAACAGCTTAGCGTAATGAACACCTATTTGAATATTTTTTGCATCTTGAAAATTAAAAGATTGTTCCGACTGACGAAACAATGCATATTTAGGAACATCTGCTGCGTCATTAAGCCAATCATTGTTTGTTTTAATAAACAGTCCAAGTTTATATCGACCAGTAAGAATCGTATTTTCTGTCTCTTCGATATATTCCGAATCAGATAACCCGCTTTCTATCTGAGACTGAGTGTTTTTTGCTCTAAAGATAACCTTCTCAGGCATCAATGAAAGCATATAGTTTTTCAATGTTGAATCATCTCTAGATAGATTGGCTTGAAAAACTGAAGATATTGCTGCAACTTGCTGGTCAAGATTAGTTCGAGCAGCAGAATAATCATAAGAACCGGCAATGGGAATAATAGTATCGTAAACTTCATCCAATCGACCAACCTGAAATTTATTACCATTTTGCACATAATAAATAGCATTAGTTGCGTCTGTGTCCGGAGTAGATGTGAATCCATTTTTCCAACTTACATATAAAGCGTCAATATCTTTCTCCGTTAGAGCTACTTCTGCTAAATTATCAACTATATCAAAACTAAAACCGAAACTCAATTGGTCAAAACGATCAAACGAGTTACCGTCAACATCTTTATCTAGAACAGCAAATGCAATAGCTTGATCTTTAAGAGGATTACCCTGAATCCCTATGGTTTCGTTATCTGTAATAGTAACAGTACCAGAACCAGTTTCATTCTCTAACCACATATTACCAACAGTAAATTCATCTATAATTCGGGATAAATCCATAGCGGTAGTTGTGATTGGCTGCCAAAGAGAATTATCTGTATAGTCATGTGGCTTATCGTCGTTATCTCTCAAAAAATCTTCATGACGATCAATAACTGATGCTAAACATCCATTTAATGATCGCTGAGACGGACCTAGCATCCCGTAATATACTTGACTAATGCCAGAGCGATCACTCTCCCAGAAAATATGTAGATTACCAGTATTGTCACAAACCGCTTTAGGATTACGATTCTCACCCTGAGCGGCACTACCAAAAGTTAACTGTTTCCATCCGTATTGCTTCACGGCAAATCCAAAAGTTTTATTACTATCAACAATTCCAGAATTCTCGGGAGTTGAAGCACACGTTGCTGTATCTTGAACGTATAACGTATACAGAAACAATTGACTAGTACGACCAACAGTTCCCTCTGCTACTATATAAACGTAAAAATCTCTCCAAAGTCCCATATGTCCCGGACGAATGGCAATTGACGGATTCGCAGCCGATATTTCATTGGCGTCTTTATCTTTGATAAGCGGCAACGTATACGATGCCGGCGATATCGTTGACGCACAATTGTAATACAATAAAAATGGAACATTATCAATTAGACTTTGATTATCTATATTTGTTGGAGTAGAAACCAAAACATTATTAGCGACATCAAGCATACTTACATCATAGCTAGCAAAATTAAAAGTATCATGAAATATGTGCATCTTCAATCCAGATGTCGTTAATATATTATCATAAATTGCAGATGGAATAACAATTCTTAAATGCCCAAAATCATCATCAGGTATAACCGCCCCCAAAGATAACGGAAAAACAGCATTGTCAAATGTTGAATTTCTAATAGTAACAGATATTTGACCATATCTATCCGATCCACTTGTTACAATTGATGAGGTTGCAAGAAAAACCTTATTATTCGGGCCTATAACAGCAGAAACCCCTTCTGCCTGCACATCAGTCAAAGAGCTCCATGTACTTACTGTTCCACCTGTAGTAACGTCAGCAGTCAAACCTCCTGCTGTATTTTCAGTTTGAGCAATAGCAGAGGTTCTTACTACCTCGTTACCAGATTCGTTAACATAACATACATCAGGCAATGTCGTCGATCCGCTTTCAATGCATGTAGCTGCCGCTATTAAAGAATCAGGTAATACATTTATTGCTGAACCTGAATATAGTCTCTCGGTAAAATTAGAATCGTCAGTATATATTTCTAGCGGAAATTTTTGTATTGATCTAGAAACAGAAGGACCAAGAACATCTCGACATCGGAAAGAGATTGTTCCTTTACCTTCTGCATTAGTACGTATTGCATATCTTTTATCATTAATAGATGCAACATAGGTCTTATCTGGTTCGGCGTCTGCGTGAATAGTACAAAAATCTCGTTCTGCCGCAAATGTAGGAGTAATATAAAATTTACCAGGTAAACTCTTAGACTGTTCATGAACTATTTCATAAAAATCGTGCAAAATAGTTACTGGCTCAAACCCTCCAAATTCCTGCTTCATAGAAACAGTAGCGTAAATAGACGCTACAACATTTGAACTAAACTCTGGAATTTGAAGATCAACAAAACCGCTAATCAAAGATGATCCGGCAGGAACCTCAATATAATTATGTTCACTATTTAATAAAAGAACAGGAACACCAACCGTGGCATTTTCAAAATGCACACGAACTATATTTGAATAATCAAGCCCTTCAATTTTGAACTCAATATTGTTCGCTTGATTGCGAGTACCGGATTTAGGATTTAAAATTAAACGAGTCATATTAAACACTTATAACAACATTGCTATTATTTCTAGGACGGGCATCATTAATTGCCTTAAACCGACCATTTCCAATTTGCCACTGTATATTTCCAGAAAGATCAAGACGAATCACTCTACCTGCTACCGAGATCAAACTAGATTCAGCAACTAAAATCTCTCCACCTGACGTTACTGCCACATCGGAAGGATATAAACCATCAGGAGAGTTGTATCTTAACGATATGCTCTTTGAAGTTTTATCCAAAATTAATACAACTCCTCTATACGACTCTAATCCCGTTTTATCTTCCTCGGCAACAGATAATGTATCGGTAGATTTTACCAATGCTCCAATAACTATACTATTATAACCTATCTCTGCAACCGACCCAAGTGCTTGAGAAGAAAAAACAACATCATTGTAACTAAAAGTAGTAGCTTGAGTATCAGGATTTATTTCAATAATAGCCGTAACTGTATTTTCTTCCTCTTCCTCTTCCTCTTCCTCTGTAGGAGCACCTGGTACTGGTTCTGGTTTTGGTTCTGGAGTAATAGAATTACAAATAAGCCAATTCTCGTCCGTTTCAGTAATCATCGCAAAAACAGGATGAACGATACCATCAATAAATGTAAAATAGGAAATAGAAACAGGCAGTAAGCCAGCAAACAATGGATTACTGTCGCTGCTTTCAAAATTCAACGGGAAAGCACCATCTCGAATCTCAACTCTAATATTCGTTGAATTAGTAGTAAGCAAAGCTGACACTTTAGAAGAAGAAAGTAATATTTCAACTGCTGCTCCAACTTTATTATTATCTTGAACCACGTCCAAAGCAGAAAATGGCAATTTAGTAGAGCCAATAAACAAAGACATCTTTGTTACATCTACTGATCCAGGATCAATCGCCTGCGTCAAAGCGATAGACAACACTCCTGTATCTGGATTATAATTAGACATTAATGGGAAAAAAGAATCCGATAAAACATTATTTGAACCAAACCCTTTAATCAAATTCCCATCGTCGTCTATCAATAAAACCCGATCATTATCAAGATCGCAAACAACAAACGTTTTATCAAACAATCTTTCTGCGGAAACAGCATTATTAAGCTTAGCTGTTGCGTTTCTACCATTAATAAAAACTTGATTTGGGGCAAGAGGCAATTTGCTTCCATTAAATCCAGAAATAGCAACCTTATCTGCATTAACTTCCTGTACCGTATTAAACGATGCAAAAGCAG